GAACTACACAAAGATGATCCTGAACTAAAACCAAAGATTGTAGAACCAGACCCCGTAATACCTCTTACTGAAGAAAGATTGATGGTGATTGCAACAAATAACTCAAAAAACATGCGTCGTAAAATATGAACAAAGTAGACACAGAATATTTCAGAATTGTCAATGATATTTTGACAAACGGAAAAGTTAAAAAGAACCGAACTGGTGTAGATACAATCGGTATTTTTGGTGCTCAAGCCAAATACGACGTTGACCTCAACGCATTTCCAATTCTAACAACCAAGAAAGTTCATTGGCCAGCTATTGTTCATGAACTATTGTGGTTCATCAGTGGCGACACCAATATCAAATATCTTGTAGACAATAACGTTAGAATCTGGAACGAGTGGGCGTTTTCTCGGTATCAGAAAGTCAAACCAACTTTGGGAGGAATAATGTTGGTAGATGAATTGTTGTTTACGAACCAAGAAAAACGAGTATTGTCTTCCAAGTTAGAACCAGAAGATGTTGATGTGGTTGATATTGTCAAGAAATCAATACAAGAAAAACAAAATGCGTTTATTGACCGAATCAAAAATGATAATGAATTTGCCAAACAATGGGGTGAACTCGGTGAAGGAACATACGGAGGAATGTGGCGAGATTTTCCGTTTTATACCACTGTGAATGACAATGATGCAAGCACTTGTCCCAAAGGTACTGCAAGTGGAACAAAAGGTGATTATGCCGAATCGTGGTTTTTTGGTAGAATAGATCAACTACAAAAAGTAATTAACAAGCTCAAGTTCTATCCAGACGATAGACGTATGATTGTAAGTGCATGGCACCCTTATTGGGTAGATCACTGTGCTTTACCGCCTTGTCATTGTTTATTCCAGTTCCATACAGAAGAATTGACATTGGAAGAGAGAATTGAAATTTTACAAAAACAAGTTGGTCCTGTAAATCTTCCTAAATCGGAAATGTGGGTTATTCAAAAATTAGCCGAGGAAAATATTCCAAGCCGTCGTTTGAATTGTTTGTTGTACCAAAGATCGCAAGATACGGCATTAGGAAATCCATTTAACGTAGCTAGTTATTCACTATTAACTGCCATGATTGCACAGACGGTCAATATGACTACAGGTACATTCACACATTCAACCGGAGATACGCACATTTATGTGAATCATCTTGATGGATTGAAACTACAACTTACGAGAGAACCTAAAAAATTGCCGAATTTGTGGTTGAATCCAGAAGTCAAATCATTGTTTGATTTCAAATATGATGATATCAAACTACTTGATTACGAGTTTCACCCGACAATTAAGTTTGATGTAGCAGTATGAAATTACTTATTGGCGTAAGTCTACTAGTTTGTGTATACGTCGCCGGATGGTATCAACTACACGGTCAATTCATAAGCCCATGGTTCAAGAAATACGAGTATCTATTGATATTTCTAAGCATACCAAGCACATATGTCTCTATACGTGCAATAAAAATAATCAGTGATCACTTTCAAGGACAAGTTTGGCCAAATAGAATATTGACATTTGGCGTTGGATTGATTATGTTCACCATATTATCGTACTGTCATTTTAACGAGAAACTAGGACTCAAAACACTAACCCTCATTGGATTGGCACTATTGATTGTAATACTGCAAGTTCTGTGGAAGTAACGTGCCTAACTATCTAAAAAAATCAATATCAGAGATAACAAAACAGTCAAAAAAATTGACTGAATTGGAATTTTTGTTGGACATCATACCGCCCATGTCCGAAGATGGTCCGTGGATTGCAGGAGGATCGCTTCTAAGAACATATCTGAATCTTCCTCTAAAATCAGATCTTGACATATTCTTCAAAAATGAAGCACAGTTTCTAGCCTACAGAGATCAATTTAGACTAAAAAACTCAGGTCGTGATTCCAATGGAAAATACACCATTGTAAAAGAAGAACAAAAAAGTTGGTTTACAATGGAAACCATAAAATGTTTTGATGCGCAAGAATACAAAATACAACTTGTGTGTAAAAACTATTACACAGGAGCATGTGACTTATTGGATCACTTTGATCTTGATATTTGTCAATTGGCATACGACGGTAAAAACCTGTTTCTAGAACAAAATGTTCTTAAAAACATTGATTCACGTCAAATGCATCTAGTTAAAACAGCATATCCACAGAAATTCATGCAAAGGTGCATCAAATATTCAAAATTAGGATTCAACATATCGCCAGAAGAAATTCAACGGTTTTTTGAAATGACTAAAACAATTCCACTTCCAACATTAGAAAAATCAGAAGAATCATATGCAGAACAATAACCAAGCTGGAAAAGGCGATAAACCAAGACCCGTAAAGAAAAGCGTCTACAATGACAATTACGATGACATCAACTGGGGAGACAAACCCAAGAAAAAGTTGAAACTCAAAACCATCAATGAAGTTTGTAATAGAGCAGAAGGCACTTTTCAAGAGTATCTCAAGAAACACCAAGAAATGGAAGCACAATCTTGGGTTGATCTAAAAAAGAGAATCAAAAAAGGTTGACTTTTTCCAATACAGTGATACACTCATAGAATGAACATTAGAACTGTAATCATTCCAGATCTTCATCTGCATTGGCAGACTGCTGACAATATTATTGCTCATGAGGCTCCCGATAAAATCGTGTTTCTCGGCGACTATTTTGACAATTTTGATGACGATGCCATCATGAATCAGGTGATGGCAGAATGGGTCAAGAATAGTATTAATCAGACTAATCGCATTCATATCATGGGAAACCATGACACCAATTATGCATTTCGTCATCGTAGTTACAAGTGTAGCGGATATACTTCTGTTAAAGAAGAGACGATCAATCTCATTTTGAAACAGAACGATTGGCGTAAAATGCAACTTTACACGCAAGTAGGCAGTTGGCTATGCAGTCATGCTGGTGTTCATCATCACATGTATGACCACTATGGAAACGGACAAGATTTCAATAGTTGGTTGAAAAATACGTGTGAATTTGCACTTGAAAATGCGTTTTCCAATAAACCGTGTGTATCTATTCTACAAGCAGGTCGTAGCCGTGGTGGAATCGAAAAAGTGGGTGGAATCAACTGGTGTGATGCTAATGAATTCTCTGGAATTCCAGGCATCAATCAGATTTTTGGTCATACTCCTCAGAAAAAACCTCGTTGGATCAACAAAGGTTCTTCTTTGAGCAAAGAATACAGCCAAAATCTGTGTTTGGATATTAGTCATGCTCATTATTATGCTATTCATGATTCTAAGGATGATAGTATCAAAACACACTGGATTGGTGACTTGTAATGAATACACATGTAGTTGTAACACGATTCAAAGAAGATGTTGAGTGGGTTCGAAAAATCAATCATCCTGTTACTGTCTACGATAAACAAAAATGTAGGATCAACGTCGGCAGTGACTTGTGGTCCAACCTTTCTTTTATAATCGACAATTACCACAACTTGCCGGATAAAATTCTATGTTTACATGGACATGAAATGTCGTATCATCAAGACTACGAAGGATGGTATATTGCTAACAATCTAAATTGGAACTTGGATTACGTTAACGTTAACACCAGAATACAAGGAGAGCAATATTTTAGTATAATCTATGATTTTGAGGACACCGAGAAGTTTTACCGAAAAAGTTTTGCTTTGTGGATGGTTCCGGCATGGCATGATATGTTTGGCGACGATCTTGTCATGCCAGATACGTTGACTTTTATTGGTTGCAGTCAATTCTTGGTGTCCAAGAACCTTATTTTGCGACATCCAGTTGACTTTTACAGACGTTTGTTGAATTGGTTGGAGACAACTAACATAGACAGAGAAATGTACGTAGGCAACCCACGTCTGTTCAATAGAGCCGCTTCATATGTGAGTGGCAGACTCATAGAATACACTTGGCATTATATTTTTACTGGTGACCCAGAAGAAAAAGTTGTAGATTTTCTATTGTGACATGGGCGTGACAATGCGTCCTTGACGTGATTTAAAGCGTTTGATCTGATATTTTAGTGTGTAATATGAATGCACACTGTCTTTATTGTAACACCCAACTTATTTTTGCACGATCTTCATATGGTATGCGATGCATGTGTGATGATGAACATCGATTTCTAAAAAAAGAAGACATTTTATTAGGATTTCATCAAGATAAAGTATATTTATTGAACGACGGACCTGATAAAATGTATGATAACAAAACCGATCTACAAAAATATGTACCGGATGGGAGATGAAGATTGTGATTCAGACTCAACGAAGCCGTCAAAAGAGAGTTCATCGCCGTTAGGAAGCAACCAAATATTTTTCTATGATGATGTTACTAAAGGTAGCATCTATAGTTTAAACAGACAATTGGATATTGCTGCAAAATCCGTACAATTGTTGACTATCAATTACAATTTAAAAGAGGTAGTGCCCATCGAATTGTATATAGGAAGTGATGGTGGTGAAGTATTCAGTGCATTTAGTGCAGTAGATCGTATCAAATCAAGTGTTATTCCCGTTCACAGTTACGTTGAAGGCATGGCAGCAAGCGCAGCAACTCTATTGAGTGTTTGTGCTCACAAAAGATACATTCGAAAAAACAGTTTTATGTTGATTCATGAAGTTCGTAGTGCTGTTTGGGGTCCATTTGAAGACATCAAGGAAGAAGTAAAAAACCTTGAGTTGATCATGAAGTACATTCGTACACTCTACCTAGCTCATACCAAATTCACTGATAGTGATCTTGATGACATTCTAAAACAAGATATGTATTTGGATGCCAATGAGTGTTTGAAGTTTGGCTTGGTTGACGAGATTGTGTAATATGTATCCGTAATGGATGGCGGATATCTGTACATAATAACCAACGATAGTTTTCCTGGCTGGATCAAGGTGGGAATCACCAAAGATCTTAATGCCAGACTAAACCACTATCAGACTGGTAGCCCCCATAGAAACTACAAATTGATCTATTCTATACGTCATCCAAAATACTTGGAAGCGGAGAAAAAGATCAAAGATACCCTTAAACCTTTTGCCAAATCAATCAGAAACGAGTGGTACGAGGTGGATATAACAATGGCAAAACACCGATTGAATGAACAATTGGAAGAATACCAAGAAAATTTTTAAAAAAAGTTATTGACTTTGGTCATACTTATTGTATAGTGACGTTATGAATACTGTTGCAAATAAACTAATCTGTCTTAGCCTAAACGCTAACTGGCAGCCTATCGGTTACAAGACTGTTCAGGCTGCTATCATCGATTTGTGTGGTAGTGAAGCTGGTAACAAACCGTCTTCATTGGCATTGGACATTGACTACAACATCTTGGACAACGGAGAACCCGACTTCTCCGAAGCCAAGAGCATGAATCCAGTGTGTTGGAGCGAATGGATCAAACTTCCAATTCGTCCTTGGGATCTGGTGATCAACAGTGCTCATATGTCTGTGCGTGTTCCAACTGTTATCATCGCTACCAACTTCAAGAAGATGCCGGTGAAACACTTCAGGGGAAAGCCAAGCAAAGATGCAATCTTTGCCCGAGATGGTGGACGTTGCCAGTACACCGGCAAGAAGCTTACCCGTGAACAGTTTACGGTTGACCACGTTGTTCCCAAGTCAAAGGGCGGACCTGATTCTTGGACCAACATGGCGGCGTGTGATCGAGATGTTAACTCACGAAAGGGCAATATGTCCAATGAAGAGGCTGGTCTCAACCTCTTGAAGACACCTATTGTTCCTTCGCCAATTCCTGTTTATGCTATGATCAAAGAAGCAAAACACGATGACTGGAAACATTTTTTGATCAAACAGTAAAAAATTGAAAGCAAAGAAACTCTGAACGAATATTTATCGGTCAGAGTTTCTTTTTATGCGTACCAAACCACCATTCACAGTTGTCATTGATAATACCGAGGTTGTTATCACAGCCGAATTAATTGATGCGTACAAACAAAACACTTCTAAAAAAAGAGTCACGAAACGAGGAATTGAAAAATTCTTCAATCGACTTTTTGAAGTAATGACCCGAGGTATCTAGTACAACTGTTGTTCCACGGACTATTTAGTCCCCTCACAATCCCACATCTTTTAGATCGGATGCAACCATCTTTTTGATGAGCGAATAAAAATCACTCTTTGGTTTCCAATCAAAATCACTTCTGAATCCACGGCTATTACCCAACAAAAGTTCTACTTCAGCGGGTCTGTAAAAATTTGGATTGATTTTGACCAACACTGAAGATGGAATATTCAATTCATTTGCTGATTGAGTGGTGAAACTGAACTCTTCATTCGTTCCGTCTCCGTGCCATACGCCGTCAATTCCAACAATTTTGAATGCCACCTCAACAAACTCTTTAATCGTATGAGTTTCATTACTACTCAACACATATTCTTGGATTTCCATGTTGCTGTCAAAATTCAGTCTGTATTTTTCTTGATTCAACATCATCCATACACATTCAACAAAGTCTTCACTGTCACTCCAATCTCGTTTGGCGTTTACGTTACCCAACTCAATCGGTGAAAATTGAATGTGGTTCTTTATGCAGTACGCAATTCGAGCTACCCCCTTGGTAATCTTTCGAGTCACAAACTCTTCTCCTCGTCTAGGCCCCTCATGGTTGAACAACCAACTCTGAATAGCGTATAGGTTATAGCTATCACGATAAACCTTCACAATCTGTCGGGCAGCGGCTTTACTAGCCCCATATGGACTACGAGGACGAAGTGGATGAAGTTCATCTTGCGGACTATAACTCACATTACCAAATTCCTCAGATGATCCTGCGTTGTAGAACCGACACTTTGGTTGGTGGTGACGTATAGCTTCAAGAATATCCAACACGGAGGTACTGTTTGTTTGCCAAGTTTGACGGGCAAAATCCCAACTACTTGCCACAAAACTTTGGGCAGCAAAATTGATGAAATAATCGGGTTTCAGGTTTTCAATGATTGATGAGATTGCATGAGAGTCTGTAAGATCGAAATTCACCAAGTGAAACCTATCATTTTTGACATGGGAGAGATTGTGGTGATTGTAAACACTTAGTCGTCGTACACCACCAAAAATCAAAGCGTTGGTATTCTTCAAAAGATAGTCAACCATGTAACTTCCGTCTTGACCTGTAACTCCGGTTACAACAATAACCGTGTTCGAGAAATTGTCAGTCAAGTTTTTCTGTCCAACAAATTTGTTTCTAATTAGTTTAGCGTCTGAAATGTTTAGGATGTTTGCGGTATCAATTTTCTTACCGTAAAGCGTATCAATAATGTTTTTGGATTGCATATTAAAATAACGACTGTGTGGTTACTCGATCATACATATTATTGAATATGAAAGAAGAATTGTTCTATTTGCTACTTGTCAACGACACGTTCAGTAACGAAGTCATTCGTAATTTTCCTGGCACGTACTCGTACATCACATCATTGAAGCAAAACGCTTCAAAAGAACATATAGAGAAGTGTAAGGAACGTATTTGGTCTTTTTACGAATCAAACGAATCATTTAAAAACCAATTCATTTCATTTTACTCCAATCTCAAAAACCGTCGTGCTGACGGAAAAGTAATTGAAGTAAAAGACAAAGAAGAATACACAAGACTAATTCTACGATCAAAAACCGAAAATTGGGTATATGATGGAATCAGTATAGTAGAAACACCCGATAAAATCAAGGTGTATTTTTACTAATTAATATTCGTCGTCATCATCATCGTCATCGTCGTCGCCGTCATGGTCATGGTCGTCTTCGTCGTCGAAATCATCGTCATCCATCAAATTGTCGTTTTGAAACTTTTTGAAGTCAGAATCTCTTAATCCCAATCCGCTTACAATACGATGAATCAAAAAACACTTTTCTTCGGTTGTAGATTTTTGTTCTAGTATCTTCCTTACAATTATTGTAGCAAAAAGTGTAAGTTTCGTCTTCTTATCTTCACTAAGTGCACTTTTTTTCTTGGAATTACGCGTTGATTTATTTGCAGGTTTATTTGGTGTTGGATCTTTTGGAATCACCTTACGCGGCAACTTCTCATTTGTGATCCATCCGGGAATTTTGTTGTTGTACACCGCAAGTTGAGTATCACGTATAATCTGATTGTTCAAATGTGTTTTGAACTCTTGTGAGTTTTCATCGATATTAAGCTGTTTCACCATTTTCTTCAGTTGTGACTGAGTGATTCTCTTGGCTATGGTAAAACTTGCCATAATTCCGTGTTTTGCAAGTAAGTGATTTTGTGACGGGTAAATCATGTGTATAAATAGGTTTAAAACCTAGTCACAAACAAATCTTTTGATCCTTGCATAACATCTGGATCAAATTGTTTGGTTCCACGTTTGATAAAACCCTTTCCTGCTACGAACGTACAGTTATAACACAACAATTTGATGTTTTCTAATTTGTGGTTCTTTGGATTTCCATCTTCAAAATTCAATAAAAGAGGAATCTTACCATCAACAATTCTACGTTCTTTATATCCACACATCTCACAACATGATTCCTTTGCTTTTGATCGAATCAACTTGTCTTTTAGCCTGTATACGGGGTACTCGGGAAATTTTCCATCAAGCAATTCCGTAATAGGATACTTTCCCATATTAGGATCGACATTTTTCTTTATGCCTTTATTACTTTGATTGATCAATGTATGCATGCCATACATTCTTGCATATTTTCGATATGTCAAGTAACTGATTCCCAACTTTCGTGATGCTTCTCTTCCACTTCTGGAAACAGACTGAGCAATTTCTATTTCTGATTGAAGTAATGGTCGAGATCCACGGCCACGTTTTAGTTTGATCTTTAGTGAGTCTTGTTTGTCTCGCAAAAATGGAACATTTAGTTTTTCAGAAATCTCCCTTTGTATTTCGTCGGCAACAGATTCTCCAAGACCTTGAAGTTTCTTTATGTCGCGCACTTCTTGCTTGAGTTTATCCAACTCAGCAAGAATGTTGTGTGGTATGTTATCGGGTATATCCATATTACTATTACTATTTGGAACACACTGGCTCTTCTCTCAAATCTACTCCACTATCTTTTCTAAACTTTAACCTTAGATTTTCTGCTGGTTTGTGTAAACCACAGTTGACCAATATGATATATGAGTTGTAAATCTTTTCTTTTGAATTTTTTCGATCTAGTCTGGCTATCATAAAAGGTGGCAAAGACAATGGCGTTTCAATTGACCGTTTCATTTCTACAACTCTGGTACAAGCTTCCATCATTGGATCATTGAAAAATCCCTCGATTTCTAAATTATAGAAATCTTTTGCTGACCTAACTATTATTTTGTAACTTTTCATACATAAGATCGCCATCATTAAGTAGGTCCAGGTTCTTGAGTTTTTGGTTAACACTCTCACAGACCTTTTCTTCCACGGTTTTTGCAACAAACACAATTTTTTGTATGCTCTTGCTTTTTGCACTATCTCTCCATACTCGCCCTGTTGCTTGACGCATCTGTACAGCAGAATACGAAGGAGATATGATGGACATACGTGGATAATTGCCGTTTAGATCGTGCAACGACAATCCTGCACCACCAGCTGCAATGTTGACAAGAATTACTCGTTCTTTGTCCGACTGAAAGTCGTCTATGCTTTTCTGACGTGCATCATCTGATACTACTCCGTTTACAATACAAATCGTATTGAGTCTCTTTGATAGAGCCGTAATAGTTTCCGTAAAATTCAAAAATACAACTACACTCATTCCGTTTTCCAACGCCTCTTCAATCATGTCTACAAATAACGGAACTTTAACCAACTCAACCTTTTGTCTGGCACGAAGAATTGCAGTCAGTTCACTGACCCCATCTTTTTTTTCTTTCTTTATCTTACTGCTAAGTTTAGCCAGTTCACTTTCCATTTCTTGGTAAATGGAATTGATTTTTTTCTGAGCATCTTCTTCCATGTCATAACATTCAGCAATAATCTGACTCTCAGGAAAGTTAGGAATGGTATCTCTAGTAAGACGAAATCCTCTATCCACAAAAATATCCTTGTGTAGTTTCTTTAACACATCTGGATTTCCGTTGAACTGCATTCCAAATCTACCTTTGCTTACACCATGAGCATACAACCAATTGTAATACTGTTTGTTGTTTTCAAACAACTTAAGCGCCATACCTACAGTACGAAGTTCCAATGGATTTGTAGCATTAGTAGCACTACAAAACAACATCTTGTATCCTTCTTCCAGAGCATTTAGACACACTTCACTGTTTTGAGTCTTGGATCCTTTCAACTTTTGACTTTCATCCCACACAATCAATGTAGACTTGGGAATTTTCCATCGAAACTCTTCAATATGTGTCTTTCTATTCTTGACATATGACGCGATCATTGAATCAGATCGGCCTGTTCTCAATCGTTCATAGTTGATGATGCCAATCAACTTGCCTTTCATCTTGAAATGATTGGCGACAACACGTCTCCAGCTCTCCATAACCGCTTTTGGACACACAATCAATATGTCCATATCCAATTCACGGGCAACTCCGCACGCAACGTAGGTTTTACCAACGCCCACATCGCTTCCATCAATTGCACATCCCCATTTCTTGATTACAGAACATAGTTTTGAAACGCTTGTCACCTGCCATGGACGCAATCCGTTTTCGTTCTTTACTTTGTATTCACGAAGTTCAATTTCCTTTTCGATTTGTTTCGGAGTTGGTGTCTGTACACCAAATTCTTTGAACTCTTTTACGGAAGGTTTGGTCTCCGTCAAATACCAGTCTAGATCTTTTTTGTACACGCCATAACCACGGTCTTTCAATTTGAATCCGTTGGTCTTCCAATAGACAAAAAAGGGATTGCGATATTCAGTGGGTATTAACCACTCTCGTCTCCACATAACTTTATCGCCAATCTTACGTTCAAAGGCATCTTTCCACTGAATATTGAGGTTGACCATTGTCAGTGACCCATCTCGTTGATGTATTTGGCGTGATGTGCTGCCTCATGAATATTACATCTAACACATGATCCATTATTCTTGATCACTCCAATTTCAACGTATTCTGCCATCGACTCCGTAAATGTGCGGCCAATAGAATCATCTGCTCCATATCCCAAATCAATGAGATTTTGCATATACTGTGTTCTATTCAGTTTGAACTTATATTGAACCACACGTTCAAGAGTGGTTACTAGATCCGGCACAGAATTAAATACCGCCGGTTTATTGCTTACTTGTTTATCAATAATGTAATATTTCATATCAGAGAATAACTAATGAGTCTGGTAAAATGAACGTTAATATATTTTGCGTACGTTCCATTCATATCACCTTATCATCAGGAGTTTAATGTAACAACTTTATTTACTTCCAGCGAAGATCTTTCTTGAGTTCATCAATAACGTTTTTATCTACATCATTCATGTTCTTAGACAACATATCAAGAAGTTCGTCCAAAGTGTATGACTTGTTGCTGACTTCTGTTTTTGATTTGAGATCTTGAATCGAATCAACAATTTTAGACAGTGTATTTTTGTACATATCCAAGTGTGATTGATCTACAATTTTTGCAACACCCAAAGCGTTTGGCATAATTGATTTGACTGCGTGAATCACCACGCCTCCCATCATATCAAATACCATGAACGCAGCTTTGGCAATAGGATTAGTATTAGACAAAATACGAAGAATCAAAAATATCAAACCAAATACCAAAATGAAAATTAGACACGTCGTGACAAATCGTTTGACTCCGTAAAAGATTGCACCCAACCCAAAAAAACCGTTGACCTTATCGACGGTTTCTTTATACTCATCTGATTTCTTTGCAACATCTTCAGCTGTTTTTTGAAGTTCTTTATTTTTGTCTTGAAGGTCTTGTTTGAGTTGATCTCGTTCTTCTTGAATTTGATTTATCTCTTTGTCTTTATCAGATAACATCTTACGACCACGTATTTGTTCTTCTTTAACGGCAGATGTTAAACTATCTACTATCTGTTTCATCTTGTTAATTTCATCAATGTTAGGAACGCCTACAAGACTTACAGTTCTATCGTTTAGTTCTTTTGCAACAACCACCGCCGGTTGTGCATTTGTAACTTTTGAAAGAGCATAATCCACACCAGATGCAGTGGATTGAACTTCTTTTACTTTGTCTTTGTTGTTTTCGTTCAAAGCGTCTTTGGCTTTTTGAACTTCTTGTTTTACAACCTCTACTTTGCTTGTACTTTCATTCTTTTTCTGCCACCAAGTAGTACATCCAGACATTAGTAGTAAAAACGATAGTGATAACACCGTAACTGTTTTTTGTATTTTCATAAATTTCTTTCAGTTTGACTTTTTGTAACCGCAAAATATTGAACTATACGATTGATAACATTGTCCGCAATATCTTCATACCAATCGTTGGGCTTATACTCAGTGGTACTAATACCAGTATGCGTCGATTTTAAATTTCTCTTTTCAAATTCTCCTTTTAGAAATTGAATCAAATCTTGTTTCAATGCATTTGTATTTTGAACCGCAAACACTTCTCTGAGAGATTCTTTGTAACTAACACGTACTGGCTTTCTTCCACTCGCCCCTCCACCCTTTTTTCCATGTCCAGATTTTCTTTGGGCTGCCAGTTTTCTACGAACCCAATTTCCTATTGCTTTCTTACCACCCTTGGATCTCAATCGAGCTGCGTATTTGTTTCCCAAACAAGCAGCATATGGTTGACCTTCTTTACGTGATCCACACGCACCAACAGACTTTCCAGACGTATTAAAAGCCTTCCAATTTCCTTTTGGATTGGTTTTGCTGAACCATTGGGACAAATCTTCGTCCAACTGTTCTGTCTTCTTTAGTAGTTCGTCTTCCATATTAACCTTTGATCAACTGCCGTGTCTGTTGAACTGATACTTCGTTGTGCATGGGTACTCCCATTTTACTTTTCAACATCATAAGTGCTGCTTTTGGATTCATTCTTCCAAAATTGAATCCGAATATACCATTCTTCTGACAGAAATCAGAAAGAGCATCAATATCTTCTTGTGGAAATTCTTGAGTGGGAGGAAGTTGTGTATCTTCTCCGTTCTTTTTCCTACGAACCAACATTTGATAAATAGGATCATTTTGAGAAGCAGCAATTTCGGTGCCGTGACTCATAAAATTCTGAAATGCTGGCATGTTTTGTGTAGAAAAATCCATAATCAATCCTCAGTTGGTGGTTCCGTTGGTGGTTCATACAAAACAATATTTGTCATATCCACGATTACTTTATACTCCTTATTTATTGCGTACTTGATTACAGCAGATGCTTGAGATTTACTAAGATACTTTCTCCACTCATCTGTGTGGTCTGCAAAATCTAATGCCACGCTACGTACTGTGGTCATTACAACACATCGAACATATCCATAACCAACCATCGTAGTATACACAGATGTTTGTCCGGAATAATTTTGATATACCCATTTAACATCTTTGCCTTTGGCATTTGCGTATACGGCATCAGCTTCCGCCAATACATTTACTACTGCCCAAGTTGCATGATCGCTCAACGGAAACGTTTCTTTGTCAATATCAATCATTTTTCCAGATGGACTGATCCAGTAATTTTTAGATCCAGCATAAAATCCTTCTTGAATTTTATCCATTGTCATGCTAGTGACTTTGGTGATTAGGTTTTTTACACATTGAATATCTTGATTTTTCATACACCCTTCTAATTGGTCACATTGATCTTGTGATGCTTTAGCGTAAAACATCATAAATTCATGCATTCCAACTCCACCTTCATAATCCAGTTCGTTTAGAGTCTCAGACAAAAATCTCCCAAGAAAAGCAGCATTACGACCTTTTAACTCTTTTCCTCCAGCAAATCTCTTGTATTGAGATTTAATTCCTGACTTATCATTTTTCAACGCAGCAAGTGTAAACTTTGGAAACTTTTTGAGAGTGCCCATATTGAAAACGAAATCAACAAACATTTCCAATTGTTTCTTGTTTAACTGACGACTTCCAATTTCTTTATAGACTTGTTCTTTTGCTTTCTCCAAGTCCTTTTTCAATAGATCGTCTGCTTGTGAATCTGTTATACCTTTACTAAAATCTTCTCCTGTTTGAATTTTGTGTCCATATCCAATGGTATCACTACCTCCTTCAAAACTTTTGTGAGAAAACCACAATTTCTTTTGTTTATCATAACCAGTCTTACCAGCATTTTCAGCCGACTTGATATAATCAATAAATGACTGATCCAATTCTGTTTTTGAACTAGTTGATTTGGCAACGGCAGCGGGGTTTACTGGTTCACCTGCAACTGCTTTGGATCCAGGAAAAAACGTGCCCGCAGCAAGTGCAGCGGCTAGAGCAATGTCTTTGAATCCCTCTTCTAATTCACTGCCGTCAGGGCCAAATTGATTTAAATAATGATATACATCATCCAAATATTCTCCTGCTATGTTAAGTTTATATTTTACCCAATCTTCCAATTGAGTTTCTGGTTTCAACATTGATTGAAGTTCTTGAGCATCACTGTTGAGTTGTTTCAAAGTACCCATAGCCATGCTACTATTGACTTCTTCAATCAAATCCTTCATTACCTCTTTGTACAATTCCTTTACAGGCTTGCTCTTGGTGTCATGACCCGACTGTCTCAATTTACGTGCTCTACAATGTGCTTTTTGACTGAACCCTTGTGGATTGTCACAACTGATACTCTTCTTATAATGCATCGACCACTTTTCATTGATCGATTTGTCATCGGATCCCAATTGCCTCTCACTTTGATAGAACTTCAAGTAATCTTTCACGGCTGAAACATAATCACCCGCATAATTCAACTTTGCCTTTACCCAATCTTCGAGGTTGTCGTTGACCGAAAACATTGATTGAAGTTCTTGACTGTATTTTACGATCTTGGTAAGGTCACTCAAAGCCATTTCTGCATTTTCTTTCATAGAAGTTGTTATAAGAGGATGAACATGTTTAGTGTCATGATTGATTGGATGGTCTGTATCGCCAAGTCCCGTTGATTGACTGTCCGCCCATTGTTTTTTTGTAACTTGAGTCATACTTTAGATAAATATTGTTTAACGGATGCAATCACCTGTTCGTCAGAAACGATTTCAAGTTGATCGCCGTATGTTTGTGTCAAAAAGTCTTTAATACGTCCTATAACGGGGCCTGGCTTCAAATTGAACGTCTTTATGATCCAATCTCCCGTGTACTTTACGTTATTGATGATGGGGGCGTTGATTTTCTTTTTTTCAAGTTCCACTTCCTCGTATTTCTGTGGATTCAATTGTTTGAAAAAGTGATCCTCATCTTCAATAGTACGATGTTGATTGCTCTTGATTAGTTCATCGCGAATATATTGAGCACTTTTACGTGCGCTTCTCATTTTCTTCAAATCACCGTTATTCAGATCGGTCGTAAACTGACGAACGTCAAACAACGGTGATGTTTTGATAAATTCAATGATGTCATCTTCGCTGCGAATATTAGAGAAATTGGTATCCACATTACGAAAGCCCAATATCTTCAATCCGTCACGTAGGTTTTTGGTAATCAAAATGTCATGGTTTTGATTCTTGTTGTCGGTGAAGATCTTGAAAAATCCCTCAGTCCCATATTTGAAATGGAGTTTGCGTGACATAACACCCACCATTCCTGAAAAATCATTGTACGCCAAATAGTTTTCTTTGGTTTCAAAATCAGCTTCATCAGCCGCACTGATAAAATCAACGTGAACATGTTTGTCCAACTTATCTGGAATATATAAAATGGAAAAGATGTTTCCGTTTGAATCGATACGGAGAACGTTGTTTTCGTCTTTTACAATATTGTTTTGTAAAGTTGACAACACCGTATCTTTGGTTTTTTGTCCTTGTTTTGACAACACGATGATGTCCAGATCTCCATGATCAGCACGTGATGCAAGTTTAATTGACAAATTAAATCGGGTAAACTTCTTTACCAACTTATGTTTGATCTCATCAAAAACACTATACATTTCATCTGTGGTAACTCTGTCGGCATCAGGACCAAACAACTTACCACCTTCTTTGAGTATTGATTTTGCTATGTCAGCTAGTTTGATCATTTTTTCTTATGTTTTTTCTTGGTTTTTCTCCAACCACCACCGTGTTTCTTATACCATTGAACCGCCCAACCATTTGCATATGCACTCGGATACACTTTGAATTTACTACGTGCTGCTGATTTAGCACGTGACCACAGTGGTTTATTGGTAGGAACGTTTTTTTCAGACAGCAACGATTCTTTAAAAAGTTGAGTAAGAGATTGTTTCTCTTCGTCTGGAATCTCAATATCAACGGTTGTATCTTTGTTGACAATAGGAGGATCATCGCGTCTACCATCAATCGACCCATTGGGTGTTTTGTCAAACTTCACTATGTTATTGCCTGCGGTGGCAGTTGCAACTGTACCCAATCGTGGTTTGTCGTTAATAGGATGACTTGGATCTCCGAGGCCAGACGGATTGCCACATGCATCGAGTTCTTTTGCAAGTCCTGCCTTTTTCAATTGTGAATAATAGTTTGGAACCTCAGTTAGATGGTCCAAAGCGATTTCGGTTGCAACATCAGGATCGGTTGTGTGTTCCATTTCAACGGTAACACCCATAGCCAATTCAGTTGGATCAACTTGAGATGGCGCAGTTGCATCACCCACACCACCTGTCAATTTGACAGGTTCACCCGAAGCTACTTCATGTATAAAAAAGTCAGTATACTTCATATTGTGTTAGGATTGTTCTCGTTTTTGTACTTTGAGGCTTCTTTTTCAGCTTGTTTCATTTTATCATATCCATTTGAAGGATATGCATAATCAATTTGCCATCTACGACCTTTCATAGCTGGATGACCAATCAATGGATCTTGCATTGTTTTTTGGGATCCAACAATATACCAATCGCCTTTTAAGTTAGAATCCATAATGACGTTTCTTTCTCTTTTCTTCCCACTTTTCTTCCATCAACTTTTTAATTGCTTCAAAGTTACCGTATTTTTGTTGTGTTCGCTCTTTGTTTTTGGATTGATCTTGAAGATCTTTCAAAATCTGATTGATTGCCTGATTTTGGTTTGAATTCTCGTTCATTGGTTGTTCTTTTTGTTTATCATTAACAACAGCATCGATACCATCGATAATAAAATTAGCTACCTTCTTGATAATAGTCATGTTCTTGATGACCGCATCTTTATCAGCGTTCCATAAAGCAAGATATGTTGCTTGATGTGTCACTGGAAGATCATAGTTCTTCAATACCGTATATGAAATTGATTCAGCTTGAAGTTCTGCTTGAGATCTTGTCAACTTAAGAGTATATTCATCACCAAAAAATACAGAACTACCTTTAAAGTGTAATAGTGAGTGAGCAATTTCATGTATTAATGTAGCAAGTTTATTGACACCTGCAATATTGCTTGTCAAATTGATGTGGTCTCCCATTGCCCATCCCATTTCTCCGCCCTTTGCATCGGAGTGGGTAATCTTGATACCTTTGTCTTTACAAAATTCCAATGCACATTCAAGTATTTTATCCGCAACTTCACTTGGAGTATTTGGATCGTGCCATTCTGGCTTCTGTGCGTTAATACCTTTTTCTTCTGCGTCTGTGTCACTAATATCAAAAACCGGAACGGCTCTGAAATACATTGAATTTCTCTTTGTAATTTCAGTGTCAAGTCCTTGATCTCCAGACTTAACATCATCTTCCTTCTTAGTGATGGGAGCGTAAATATAAATTGCAGTTGCGCCTTTTTTTACTGTTACTCCCATCTTTTTCCACGCATTGAATCCAGCAACATGAGTTGAATTTGGTTTTTGAATGAAAATCAACAATGAGTTGTTTAAACTATACTTTCTAAATCTTTTACTAAATCTTAAATATTCTGCAACCTGACCACTAGTAGATGCACCGTGTACAGCATCAGCAAGTTGTTTAATAAACCCGTCAATCTTAATTGCAAGTTGTTGATTTTTACTGATATTAGCATCGCCCATCACAAAATCAGGAAGATCTTCTATCTTTTGAATCAAATCTTCTAATTTGGAATCACCCGATGGTTCGATCCATGTATTCTTTTTTACATCCCACTTGTATCCCGAATTGATGTATCGAATAACCGATGTTGCTACGTCAAATTTATTAGCATCAATAGTCCACGCAGTAATGGTTGAATCCCATCTAAAACCATTTCCTTTTAACGCATCTTTATTACGATACGTTTCATTTCCTGCTTCTCTCGTATTTTCCAATGTAGATATTACTACAATTTTATTGTTCGCCCGGTCAGCCCGAAGATTCAACTTCTCATTTAGATCTTCTTCTTCAAGCAAAAGTGGTTCATAAGACTCATTCATCATGTCAGGAGTCATACCCAACATTCCAAGATCACGATAATGACGTGGGTTTACTTTCAAGTTTTTGACTACAGTTTCCTTTGCAGACATCTTGTTCTTGTAAATCTGTTTTTTCATTTCATACTCCATACCTTGAATAATATCGTCTGGAGATACTTTTTGTTTAACTGCGTCAACATCTTTCTTGTATTGTTCGGGATCAATCTTGGATTTAACGTCTTGATCCACAGGTGGAACGATGTTTACCTTGGAACTGTCGGCAGGAAACGAACCGGGATTCTGTGTAACATCTGGAGACGCATATGTGCCGGTATGTCCTGACATGGATGCCATTCCTCCAACAGATACCTGACTCATGTTATTTTCTTTGAAGAAGTCTTTATAGGTCATAGCCTATAAATATCCCATATATACCGAAATAGATGATTTTTTTTATACCCGCACATTAAATATCGGCAAAACCCCAAATACTTTTATTTTAGGTGATTTTGAAGACGCGGTATGCGGCTTGAACCCCGAATGGTGATAACAACTGATTCTATATATTATTTTTCCTTACGGTAGATTGAAAACACACTTTCCTTGAGGTCGTAACGCTTAATTAGGGTACAATATTTTTCAACAAAACGGATGGCAGTTTGAGTGGAATCCCAATTCACATCATCCATGATGAGGCAGCCTCCAACCTTGAGCTTGGGAAGCCAGTTGACGACATCGCTCGTAGACGGCCATTCAGCGTGGTTTGCATCGATGTGAACCATGTCCATGTCTGGCAGGAATCGTGATGCGTCCCACGACGACATGCGGCAGAACTGGATATGTTTCACGACCTGCGCACGGACACAGTGGCCTACAAAAGCTTCGTAGTGGTTATCCAGATTGAGAGTTGCCCACCATTCTTGGTGGGTATTCGTCTCATCATCGAGGCAGTCCTCTTTTTTCCATGAGTCGATTGCATAAACGGTTCCGCTTCCGTTCAGCTTGCAAGCTTGAGCAAGTGCGAGCGTAGATTTGCCTTCAAAAACGCCTACGTCAGCAATTCTTTGAGGCTTTGACTCAAAAACAATCTTCCCGATTTCTATCCCTTTTTCAAAATCACACCATCCTCCCATCTTGGGAAAATGATCCGAAATGAATTTAGTTAAACTATCTATATTTTCATTCATTATAACTTGGTCCTATGTCTGTGTTTACTTGATCCGTCTCTTTCAATGTGAGACAAAACATTTTTGGAAAGTTGTGTTGTTCTTTATATTCTTTCAAGATTTATTTTTTGGTTTAAGTGTCGCATTGCACTGTTTATTTCTAGTATTGGCGACCCGGTAGCTTTTATTGCATCCATACAATTCAAATGTTGTACACTGAGTTCGTATTGTTTGATTTGAATTTGGTTGTGGTACAAGTTTAGACTCATTGACACGTCCGCTGATTCAGTTTGGTAATTTTTGAATGGAACAAGTTTACGTATGATATTCGAATGTACCAAAAACCCACCTCCTCCGGATAAATATTCAAAGTTATTAGGAACACGCGGATCTGTGAAGATTGGGTTTTCAATTGATATCGTTTTGTTTATGATAAGTCCATACACAAATCTTTCATCTAGTGAAGGCATCGATTTTTCAAAAGTTAATAAATCAACAAACGTGTCACAATCACAAAAAAAGAACCAATTGTAAGTATCTAACAGATATTTCCCACAATTGGACCTAAGTGTAATCAACATATTTGTGATGTTGATTTGTTTTTCTTCAGCGCTTAGATAGTCTTTTTTTTCTGATGTTTTTATGATGTTGCGATGTACATCTTCGTGGTCCGATGCAAAGATACAATCTACAAACTCACCAATAGTGTCTCTGTATGTATTGATTCGCGTGTCATATTTTTCACACGTCAACACCACAAACAATACTTGTCTTTTTAGATTTTCAAATTTCATAGTTTTATAATGCCCGTTTTCTCATCATTCAAACCAAAACTGACAACAAACCTATTCTGATCATCAATGATAGATCCACATGGAAATATGACGAGTGGGTTATCATTTGGCAAAATCATTTGATCTGATTCATTTCCCCACAATATGGGTTCATTTGATATGTTTACAATTCGATACGGCGCAATAGGTTCAAACGAGTATTTACCCATTACATAACGTCTACGAGCACGTTTCCACGGAACACTACTATGGAAAAAAGAATGATAAAGGCCATCCTTCAGTATGGGATTTGTTCCGCCTCTACACTCCCCGTAAATCCATTTAGACTTTACATCAAAATGGGTTTTGTATTCACAAATTACATCTCCATCCCAATCAAGATGCAAAACCGTGTGTGGAGATATTTTGTATATACACATTAGTTTATCGTCTTGTACAAAGAATATCCAATTTTTTTCTACACCGAGGTTTTCTAATATCGATTTTCCATTTTTTTTATATCGTATTGAAATACTATCAACATGTTTGAAGTTTTCATCAAAAACTAATATCTTCTGATGAATCAAGGATCTATCTCCATAAATATGATTTGCACAACTTACATACAACCGATTATTATGAACAAATGCTCGAGGATCTTCATATTGTTCATCTTCATAAGTCGAGTTTATGATTAAATCAATTTCTTTCATAGTCTCAAATTCATAAAGACGCAATTTATTCACTGAAACATTACGTAACAATTTTACAAAGTTGCGAGTGAGTATGTAAGTCTTTTGATTGAATTGGAATATACATGAATTGAACTGAAAGTTACGATCTGTATAATTGAACGGAACTATCTCAACGTCAGGTTTCTGTTTTGAAACCTCGATCTCCATGAAATGAACTTTTCTAGACTCCCAGTCATCGGTTTCTTTAATTTTTATTGATTCGATATCTTTTACATCTACAAACTCAACGTTATCTATATCAAGTGTGGACGGAAACAAGTTTTTAACACGGACGGCTAGATTACGAGTATCACCGTTTATGTTTGGAACGTGAAATTGAGTATAAAAAGAAATTGTTGGCTTATCCACAACAGGAATACTCAACACGTATTCTTTTCCTGCCTCTACAAATAGTTCCGTCTTTATGTTTTTTGTTTCGTTCTCAACGAAGACCACAAAAGGACTGTTAAACAAACTTATGAAATGAATACATACATTCTTTACCACTACTTGTGGTTTTACTTTGAATACTCCTTCTGTCCATCTGAACTTTGTTCCGTTCTGATCTTGTTCCAGTTCGAAAAAACCAAATAAATCAAAGATGTGTTCGTTAAACAGAGTGTATCTTTCCGTTTTTTCAATTTGATTCATAAAAAATATTACTTCGTTGGTCTTTGAATATAGCTTTCAGTCTTGTTGTTCCACTTCGGTTTATATACGAATTAGCATAATGTACCAATGGAGATGTCTCATATCCCGATGTATTGTATCGATGTTCCACCAAACACACAGTTTCGGCTTTGAACTTTTTGTCCATTATGTACAAATCCGATACATGAGGCGTAAAAACTCCATCTGATTCAAATCCATCCGTTTCGTCGGGAACATAACTTGTGATTGTTTCTACAACATTTTTGTAGAAATGTTCGTTTCCATAAATGGTAGATCCACCCATGCTACCTGTTGCTGATACCGTTTGTTCTCCAAAACTTATAGGTTTGAACGAGTAATTAATTACATCATAATCGGTACACCATCCTCTTTTATTCTCCATTGCAAGCCATCGGAGGTAACATATCATTTCATATTGTTTTTGGTTGATGGTTGGAAATGTATTACAAATGTCATAAAACTGTTGATATCTTGGATTTTTCTTAGAATCTTCCAAACTCAACACGATTGGGTTCCATCCATTATACGTCCAGCTCTTTTTCCAAAGCTCCAGAAGCAATTTATTCTCATGGTTGACAGGAGTCAAGTTTTCATAAAATGTATAGATGTTCATATTTAGTCTGAATACTTGTATTGATGAATTGCCACCTTCATTTTGGATTTCAACATATAGTTTCTTTGATCTTGACTATAGAAGTTGTCACTGCATCCTGAATATGACGATGGTAACCACCCAACGTGTTTGAATGCATTTTCTTTTAAATCTTTCATGATTCTAACACCAAGACAATAATCCCACGGTCCTGTTTGGTTTACATGATTTGATTTGTCAGTAATCAAACCGTTCACTTCGGATGAAAAATACCCAATTGTTTTATCAGTGTTATAGAATGTCAATGCTCCATTAGTATAGATTGCAAAATCCGATATATCTTCGACTAACATATCTACTTTGCACTGTTTTGCGTAGTTGTATCGATAATCTGTAGTTCCCATCATCATGTTTCCAGAACATAGTGATGGACATTTCATTACAGGTGTGCCTGTTACAATCGGATCATATGGCCATGATAGATGTTCTTGCCACAGTGTATCATACCAATAATCACTTCCTACTTTACAATCCCACTCATATCCAAAAAAGTAGTCCCATCCCAAATCTCTTGCAATTTTGAGTCCATCTACAAATGACCAGAACGAATACTTGTTTGATCTCTCATGAATTCCGGCGTTCATATATGGAATTTTATCGATCTTTACAAACTTGACGTTATATTTTGATGGAATATCAAGTTCAGTGTCGGAGTATACTACTACAGGCACATTGTATTGTGACATGTGGTAGTCTCTAAGATTATCTAAACACATCAAATGTTTTTTACTCAGATCAGGCAAATACAAAATCATTCCGTTAGTAATAGTCTTCTTGATGTAGAAGTCTTTTACCTTGGAGTATATCTGTTTGAATGACTTTTCTGAATTCAAATCAACGATAGTTGCACTTTCTATATGCGCTACACATTTGGAACATACGGTAGGTGTTATAAAACATATATCGCTTTTGTTTTCGGTAAAATACAACCATATGAATATATCGTTTCCTACCACGAACGTGGGTCGTTTGTAGAATTCAGTATTGTTTCCAAATTCAGTTTCCCATTTTGATAAACAGTCAATCAATTTCTTAGTAGGAAATACACCGTGAATAGGGGAAATAGTCAGAGGATATTTCTGAATGAGATCACGAACCACCTTTGTAGAATATGTTCCTCTGCGCACACACAAATCTATGGTTTTATTTTCTTCAATTTGGTCGGACGGTGTTATTTCTACTACACCGTTCCATATTCCAAATGAGTGTGTTTCATTCAAGTATGAAAGTTCATCGGTGATGTTTTTGGTTAGAATATCATCGTCGTGTAGTATGATAGACCACTTGGTGTTAATAACACGTAATCCCTCAATCCAACATAGATTATTAGATTTGTCTTCGTTGATAATGACCACAGACTTTTTCTGTTCATCATTTAGACTGACTGCCCAATCAATGTATTCTTGATTGTTTCCTGATACTACAAGTACCACGTTTTTTATACCAGAGTCCAACACCGACGAGTATGCTCGCTTTCCGAAGTTTACTCTGTCACCGTGACATGTGATCAACACCGTTACATTATTAACCGTGGCTTCAAATGGCGTTGTGTTATGCATTTGAAAGTAGGCATCCGTTTTGTCCACCAAGATTTTAGGGCTTATGATGTCGAGCGGCACATCTTTAATATCCCTCAATTGGTGAACATACGAATTTTCATTACGACCAAATACAAACTCGTTGATGTACAATGACAATTTTCTCTTGTCTTCGCTTAGATTTACTTCGGATGGACAAAAGCAATCACTTACAATCTTTATTTCTTCGACGTTATCAAGAGAAATGGTAACATTAACCAATTGTCCTATGCTGTATTGTTGTTCGTGGACAGATTCATATTCATGTTTGTTCTTTCGTTTTACCAAAAATACAATCACTTTATCTGTGTATTGATTTGTGGTCGTAATATTGAGTGTTTCCCATCCATCTTTGTTGACAACAAAAATTTCAGACGCAATGCTAGTCCACCTGTAGACCAATCCGTTTTTATTTTTTTCTTTTGCGTACCAACCTCTACCCAAATATACAATGTTGTTCATGCTTGCGACTTCTTTTTTCTCCACACGACTTTTGTACGTAGTTTTTATGGCTGTGATAGCACTATCTTTATCTGGATGTGACCAAAACTGATTGTCAAGATCCATACCGAAGTTCAAATCGTCTTCAGCAGGATGCAGTTTATACTCCACAAAATGAATGCCTTCAAATTGATTCAGATACTCTTTTTGTGCACCATATCCTGTAATGATTACTTGTTTTTTATAGTTTGCAGCAGCTAATGCGCCCAATCCTATTCCTTCAGATTTCGTCATTGAAAGATATACATCGCCAGCAGAGTGTATGTTGTACAATTCTGTATTTGATAACTGTTTGGTTATCAAATATATCGGTGGACAGTTTGGATATTTGGCTACAATAGATTTGATTCTATCATGACAGATGTTAATGTCAAATTCGGTATGATGAAGGTAATTCGTTTTTAGTATCAGTGCAACGTTTTCGTTCGACTGAAATGATGCACAAAAATATTCTATCGTTTCTGTCACTCCTTTTCGCTGCGTCCATTGCCCGATGCTATAGTAATTTAACGATGACTGTAAACAATTAGTTTTACCATATAACACCGAATTACTTTCTACAAACTTTATAGACTCCAATCTATCCGTCAGTTTTTCTGGCAATCTAGGGGTATATTTTTTCAATTCAATGTTTCTTGTCACCCCACATTCAAGAAATGTTGTCTTATTCCATTCCGAACAAACAATAAGTCCAGTACAATACTGGTTTATTTGACGAATATAATCGGGATGCACATATTCAGACTCCCATAGTGGAAATCCATATACGGCTTTGTTTTTTACTCTTTCAGATAAAAAATCTCGATGGAGTGTTTCAAATATAAAAGGAGGGGTATTGATGATATAACACGTCGATTCAGCCTCGTCAAATTGATCTGTATAGATTTCATCATAAAACCCTTTGTCATGTTCGACGTTTTCATTTCCGTATGGCAGATAGTTTACCAAATATCCTTCTTTTCTAAGAGACAAAACCGTGTCTTTTGCTAGAATAGAATATCCGCACGTTCCAGCAATACCGACAAACACAATCTTGTCGTGTTTGTATATTGGACGATCATTTACAATTGACGGCGAGTATATTTTTCTAACGATTGTTGGAAGGATATCGAAATTATTAGTCATCATACGATATAATAATCATAACATCAGTCTTGTTTCACAGCCTTAACTTCATACTGAATTTCTGGATATTTTCCCATAAAAATACGAAACTGTGGCATTTCTAGTGTAGGATAGTAGTGTACGTCAACAACAATCTTGTTGGATTGTTCGTTTTCATAATTGGCATACTTGAACCATTCTTTTTTTGCCCAAGTATCCCACAGTTGTTTTAGTATCGCTCTTTTATTCATATTGTGTTTTTACCTCAATTAGTTTTCCATCAAAAAATTTCTCTTGCAGTTTCTTCTTACAAAAGAACCGCTCCATGTTTGTATTATCAATGTCTTTCCCAATAGACACTTCATCACTAGCACGAATTGTGTCCACCAAATAGAATGTCTTCTCATTTGCATAACGCAAATGTTTATACTCGTCTGATTGGATAATGTCAATCATTCTAGCAGACCCAATACTCTTTGCCAAATCGACATAGAGCTTTTTGTATGCATCTTTGCTTATATCAACCTTAAACGGATCTTTACAGTTACGAATTTTCACATCGTAAATACTCAGAATATCAAACGCATACGCTTCATCAACGTGTATTTCAACCATAACACATATACATAATCACCCAAGAGCTTTCACATTTATTTTAATCCCCATACTTTTTGCGAAACAATGAACTTCTTCGACTTCAGTATATGGATAGTAATTAGCGTAAATCACATACTCTTTTTTGTAAAACCCGTTTTCAATACGATTGAACCACTTGCGTTTTTCATATTGTTTTTTGATTTTATCTATAGTCTTCATTTGCGTAGATCCGTCAACAGTTTACTGATACATGCCATGAAGGAAATTTCTTTCAACGCACTCACCACCAAAGCACTCTGATACATATACTCAGCAATAACAACCGTAGCAATCACTTGTTTGCCTGGAGCATATTCGTCCACCTTGTTATACAACAACTCAAAATACTCATCAAACTGATTGATGTCTGCGTCAGCAATAAATTGTCTGATCTCGTTGAACGCCGAAGGTTTTCCAATTCCATTCTTGAGTTGAAAAATCAACTTTTCATGAATATCAGTTTTTGCAGCATTTTCTTTAGCAATCTTGATCTTTCCATTCACAACGCTCTGTTGAGAAAAATTGATCACCTTACGAATGTCAGGATAATACGTGTTAACAATATATCCAATGTCATCGGGTGTGTAACTCACCTTCTCAGTATCAAGAATCTTGGTCAAATGAACCGCAACCTCTTTCTTTGAAATCGGATTGATTTGATAAACCTGACATCGTGAAATCAATGCCGGAGTGATCTTCTCATAGTAATTACAAGTAATAATGAACCTAGTAAACGCTGAAAACGTCTCCATAAGGTTACGAAGACACGCCTGAGAAGCAGAAGACAGATAGTCTCCCTCGTCAAGAATCACAACCTTAAGCGGTTTAAATCCAGCAGACGACGCAAACGTCTTTAGACGATTTCTAATATTGTCAACGCCCGTTTCATCTGATGCGTTGATGTAAATAACATCACAGTTGATGTTCTTGGTGATTAACTTTGCCAAAGTAGTTTTTCCTGTTCCAGCACCACCATACAACAACAAATGTGGAATGTCGTTCTTTTCAAGAAACGTGTCTACTGTCTGTTTAAGTTGTTCGTTGCCAATATACTTATCCAACCCCGATGGACGATACTTCTCAACCCACAAACTATGAACAGGTTGTTCATCTCTCACTTCCTCTTCAAATAGATCGGTCATAGTATATTAGTCAGCAGACTGAATCTTGGTCATGTGATATGTAGCAGTGAAATCACCACAAACAAACTGAACTGAGGCCAGTCCCGACTCTGCGACACGAAGAACAGCGTTTTCACAGTCTCCATTAGCATCCAAAATTGACTTGAAATAGTTGGCATTGAAACTCAATTCACTTTTAATTGAATCCTTGCCGTCTAGAGCAGGAACATCCAACGTGATACGATTGCTGTTGATAGAAGAGTAGCCCAACACCATTTGAATCTTCTTGGACTTCTTTCCCATCAAAAAGGTAAGCTTCTCTTCATCAGACAAAGCATCCTTTGCGCTCTTGAACTTGGACGTGAAATCCTTGGTCAATTCGATTTCAACCTCATATGGAGGAGTCTTCTTCAACGAAGAGGACTTGGGAATAACAGATAATTCAGCTGTCATAAACTGAATCTCAGTGTTTCTGTCGGACAATCCTAGAGATGTAATCTTTCCATCAACATCATTGACTTCAACTGTAATTTCCTCGGATAGAGCCTTCAACATCTTTTCCAGCTTGTCTGTCTCATACACGCCGATTTCAATGTCCTTGTCAATGTCAACAAAATTGTTCCAAACAATATCAACAAGAAGAGTTTTGTCTTCTGTGATTGCTTTGACATTCAATGTTTTATCAGCGGAGGCTACGCCCCACTTGACTGCGTTAATGGTTCCCTTGAGGGAATACTTGGTAATGAATTTTTGTAGATTTGTCTTTGTCATAATCGTAACTTTTACTTTCTGTAGTATACACCGTAAGATACACGTTGTCTATTATTTATAGTGAGATTCCCATTCGTGAACGAAATCCGTACACACGGCTTTACACCGATCCACGTCTCCTAACCATCCCATTTCAGGCATCACACATATGCTGCCCGGAAACAACTGTTTCTTTGGATACGTCCATATATTTCCTTTGCTTGTGAGAACAAAATCCTCGGTGGTATGCCAAAAAACGTTTATGTCTTTGTCTTGCAATAGGTTATAATAAGCTTCCGGATTTTTGGCATGAATCCAAAGTTGAGGATTCAACAGAAACTCATATTGAATCGTAAAATATTGAGGAAAATCGTGACCCAAACAATACTGATTGTCTACGAACCAAACATCTATTTCAACATCATATCCTAATTTGAGTGCGTCATTGATATATGAAGGATCATTTTCTTTGGATGGATTAGGACCGTTTAAATTGCCTCTATGAGATATTAATTTCATGGATTATTCACAATCCAAAACCGTCTTGTATTGTCTATGTATACTTTTGAATTCAAATCGGGCCAATCATATGTATGAGTATGGACCAAAAATTTAATACGATTATTTTGCCAATTGGAATGATATTCAGTGTTTTTCATAATTTTTCAGAAAGTGTTCCAAGTCTTCCGGAGTTCCAAGTCCCCACATCTTTTCAATGTTAAACGTACTAATCTTCTTGCCATCACCAATAGCTTCATTGAACACAGGTGCAACATAAAATTCATTGTTCACTCTAATGTTTTTTTCAATCATCTGTTCGGCATACTTTACGTAATCGCTTCCACGCCTCCAATAGTATATGCCTGCGGTTGCCACGTCACTTATAGGACGTTTTTCTGCTACTTCTGTCACATGACCCATTTCATTCAATTTGACAAAACTCCATTTTGGGTGAGTTGCTTTGAATGTAAGTATGTTCGCGTCAATATTACTAGTAGAACAGCTATACATATACTCATCACTATTCCATTCTAAAAATTGATCACTGTTAGCTATAATCAACGGTTCGTTGTTGTCAACATATTGTTTTGCTAGAAGCGTTGTGCATGCAGCTCCTTCTGTGATTCCATCGATCTGTATAATTTCACTATTCGGACAAAAATTAGATAGTGTGTCTTTGAGATTATACTTTTCAAAATGACTCTTCTGTACTATGAAGATGTATTTGGCTTCAATATTTAAATTGTCAACGACCCATTGAATCATTGGCTTTCCACGGACCTCAATCAGAGGTTTTGGAAACGTGTATCCTGCTTTTTCAAATCTACTACCTGCGCCTGCTATTGGTATTAAAACATTCATTTTTCCTCCTTGCCATTTGGGCTTTTTGTAATTCATATTGATGCTGTTTACATAGTTTATTATGTTTTCATAAACTACTTCTTTTGGATTATTTATTCCATATAGATATCCTCCACTTTCATTCGCGGAGTGTCTTCCTATCACACTATCTTCAATAATCATCGTTTCTTTCGGTGATACTCCTGCTTCGATCATCGATTTAAGATAGATTTCCGGATTTGGTTTTGGGTTTTTTACATCTTGATTTGATAAAAAGAAATCAACATACTCAAGAAATCCCAACCTTAACAAAGTTATTTTTACAGTATCTCTAATACTATTACTTGCAACCGAAACAATGTACTTGTCTTTTTTAAGTCTACTAAGAATTTCAGATATTCTGTAATCTGTTTTTAACTCTTTCAACAATTCAAAAGTGTAATGTTGTTTGTCTTCCCAAATTTTGTCGTAGTATTCAGATGATAAACCTTTTTCCTTGGTAAGCAATTTTAGCTTTTTGCGGGTACTCATACCATCATACTTGGAAAGATGTTCTTTTTCTGTTATAACATACTTTGGGTCTACAGATATCAACGCTCGATTTAATGCGTGAAAATGTAATTCTTTGGTTTCCACCAACACCCCGTCAAGATCAAATACTATTAGTTTAATCATAAATGTAGTCTACACTGAAATTCACAATCACCACGTATTTTTTACTGGATCAAACGTATCGAACATATATGCAAAATATTCCCAAGCACCGTCTGGTCTTGAAAATTTAAGTGTAGAATTTGGTTTAACTGTTTTTATGCCAAGTCGTTCAAATTCCTTTTGCAGAATTATGTGCACTATAGCAGACTCGTATTTAGTTGTTAACTCAACTATGTTTTGATATAATCCACAATATACCCTAAACACATCCTTTTTGGCAAGACAAAAATTATCATCAACCCATCCATTTGCACAACCATATAGGTATCCACCTGAAACTACTTCATCTACACGTACATTTCTTCTCTGACCATCTATAAAATGAACAATTTGATCCACATGTGTCACAATTGTTTTATCGTTGATTTGGTCAATGAGAGATAAATCTATAGGCCGGGATAGTGATACATCAGGTCGATTTCGAATGTACAAATCGTAATTTCCATTTTTTTCTTCGTACAATTCCATAATTTTGAATGCACGATTTATTTTGTACATCCAATAAATTTGATTATCAGGATTTTGTTCTCCCAACCCATATTGTTTTGCAAGTCGAGAATATTCTTTGATTGGTTCCATAACCGCAGAGGTATACGGTGTAAAATTCTCTACATCCACAACTCTCAAATAAGGACTGTATACCTCCATCAAAAGTTTGTTTGATGGTCCATCCCATATGGACGCAAATATATCAACGCTATGTCCAGCGTGAATTTAAGGTCGCATCAACGTATTTATATTTGTTTGATACGCAGATTCAAAATTATCAGTTCTGCCGGATAACAATATAGCAATTTTCATACTTCAATAACTTTTTTCGTCATAATTTATTATATGTAAAGAGTTGGATGTTTACGAAAAAATTCACCGTAATGAGAACTAAATATTTTTATATAGGAATTCATATCATTAACGTTGTTATTTGACCTCACATCGATAAATGAGCGACATTATATGGTCCTTGAATTATAAACGTGAAATCACTCATTGATTGTACTTGTTTAACTGAATCAGGTTGAACTTCTTTTACAGGATACGTCGTTATATTCCATGATCTTGCTGTAATCTTTTTGTTTACATCTAATTTAACTATCATGTCTTTTTTATAACAATTTACGTTTCGTAAAAATTAGAAATCAAAAAACTCTGATGCAGCAGCGGTGTTTTCACTTGGATAATCCCACTTCAAAACGTTATAGAAATCAATTAATTTGCTCTTCAATTCATGTTCATACAACGCGTCTCTGTCAATGTATTTCTCAATAAACTGTAGAATCTTATCTGGATCCGTTCCGTCCGCTTTCAAAGCAATACATTCAATTCCATACTCGTTTCGTTTTACATAAACCCACTTGATCTTTTGTCCGTGGAAAATTGGAGGAATAATCTTGGTAAGATCGAACTGATCCAACAAGTCATTGTAACCTAACGCTGCCTTTACTTGTGCAGGTGCTCCTCCAATCATTTGAAACGGTTGACGCTTCTTTGGATTATAGTCTTTCTTTTTGTCTCCACTATGAAACTTGACACTGGTGTTCTTTGCAATATCAACCACACTCAAATCTTTCATGGATGCTTTAAAATCCAAAATGTTCTTGTCAATCACCGTCCTATCAACCTTCTTTAGGATATCAATCAAAAATGATCCCATGAACGTTCTGAACTTGGCAGGAAACGATGTTCTAACCACGTCGATTCCTTTGACTTCTAATTCATCACATACAAGTCCGCCCTTGTTGATGATTAACTGACAATAACGTTTCTTAGCAAGCCAAAAACTTGTCTTAGCAATAACTTCCTGTTTTGCATCAAAACGATGTCGTTCAACATTAAACATTCGTTTTGCCATGATTGTGAACATTGTGTTCACATACGACTGAGTTTCACCACATACTTTCAAAATAGCCTCGGTCATCTTCTTTTCATCGTTGGTATCAAGATCAGGCATAGTCTTCTGAATGATAGGCAATGCACTAGCAAAACACGAATCGGTGTCCACATAGATAACATAGTCTGTGTTAACGCCATCTTTTATTACCGACTTATAATACTGATTGACCGATTTACTCGCAGTTTTAATGATATCAACACCCGTCAAAGTAACCGCCTCTGCATTGTCCTTATCATAGAATCGAAACACCGGAAGACCCAAACATCCATAAATGGAGTTGAGCAAAATCTTCTGCACTTTCTGACGTTGATCAAAAAACTCGTACTTTTCAATGTCTCCTTCTGCATGATACTTGGTTGCCAACTTACGCATTTCTTTACGTTCATTGAACCACTTGATAAGAATACTTGGAATTGTACCCTCTTTACCATCTTCACTTGAAAGTCTGTAAATAGCGCCATTGCTTGCTATACTCATATTAGAATCAATCAATAGACTCGACAACTCTTTGTGTGTATAAGCAGTGGAACCGACAAAATACTTGTTGACTTTTCCTTGAGAAAACATACGAGCGTTGTAACTATACAAACGTTGATCAATGTATTGTTCCAATGAAGTGTCTTTTTTAGCTGAATCGCTCAAATTGTTGTGACTTTCAGTGAGTTCCAATTTTCTTTCGTCAATGTAACAGTCATCATATTCAATACGACCAATAACACCTACTTTAGTCTCAGGAGAAATGTTAAGTGAGATGATGATATTTGGATACATCGATGTAAGATCCAAATCGTACACCCACTCGTAACGGCCAGGAATAGGATCTTTAACGTATGCTCCCTCAAATCCTTCTTCATTGTCTTCCAATCTTTGTTCATATTCCTCACGTCCTTCAATAGGTTTATTTGGAGCAACACGTCCGTGTCTACGCAAATACATTAGAATTGCGCCTTCAAGATATCTAGATGAAGTTCCAAACTGTTCATAACCAACATGTCCCGTATGACAAATACGTCGGGCCAAATCAATAAACTGAACTTTCTTGTCAATGGCAACAACAATCTTAACGTCATTCAAGTTGTAGTCAATATACTTCTGAATGTCTTCTTTATATAGATCATTCAAACTACCTCTGTAGCTAATCTTTTCCATCTTGACTACTTTTTTACCAATAGCACCAAGAGCGTAACTCGGTTCATTCTTTCCACTGAACTTCTGATACAGTGTCAAATAGTCCATGCTCGATACACCGGCAATTACTATTCTTTTAGAGAATGTGTTATAGTAACATTCTTGAATCGGACTCAATCTCTTGGCAAATGAACTACCCATCACTCGCTTGATTCGATTGTACAAATAAGGAATGTCGAAGCCATCAACATTCCACCCCGTGATGATGGTTGGTTGAATCTCTTCCCACTTGGTCATGAAATGTCCAATTAGAGTTTCTTCATCTTGAAAACTCAAAATTACCGTCTCTTCCGTCTCAGAGTCTTGAAGCTTGCCTTCTTTGTCTAGAATATATGCCAAATACTTCTTTGAGATATTGTCATACAAAGCAATAGCAGTGATTTCCTTGTCACCCTCTTCGATATTTGGAAATCCTCCTTCGGTACTTACCTCAATGTCAAAAAACAATATACGATGTCCTTTAGACGGTTCATCGCTATCTTCATAAGCATCAATCAACACGCGAGTTTCAGTGGGAACATCTCCTTCAAAAATACTCGGATCATTACGATTGAAAAATGTTACCTTTTCCAATTCATCACCCCAAACCGAACGATATCGTCCACCAGCCTTCTTACGATACGCATACTTTGGCATCTTAAATTGAAGATACCCCTTTTCATCATCCCATAGGTGGACGATTTCATTCTTTTTGTCGATATAAATGTTTTGATACATAACTTTTAATTCATACCCATCTTGGATTTCAATCCATCATAAATGGGTCTATGTTCTTCTTTGATCAACGATTCTGCTGTTGATACACGATCCATCAACCGTTGTTTATTGATTGATGGGAACAGTGGCGGATCCAATTCAACCGTGGAAAGTATAGGATTAACCTTGTTGATGACATACCACAACATTGCGGTTTCATCTTCATTTAAAGAATGTAGCTGTTCTAACGTCATTCTATCAGGCTAGTCCACACCGTATCACTTGTCAATTTATTCTAACTCCCATGACTGTTTTATCCACCACAATAAATCTAAATTGAATGGCAGATTCCTCGATTGAGTTCACACCCAATAGATAGGATTCAGCATCCGCATTTGCTGTTTCTTTTATTGTGAAAATATTACCTCTCTTGAATGAGGTATCTACGCCACGACCTTGAAACTTAGGAGCGGGAACAATGACGGCGGTGTGTTTGGCCTTCACAGTTTCCTTTTTCTTAGAAGAATTGTCCAAAACCAATACTGATCCATCCAGAACAACAATCACCGTTGTGCGGTCATCTGCGCTTATTACGTACTTGCCTTTAGTGAGCATCACAGAAACCAATGTGGTGTTGATAGTAGCCAAAGCGTCGGCACCATCTTTTTGTTGAGATACTACCTCCAATTCACCTTCAATCAAAGACAGAGAACTTACATATGATGAATATTGAACTTTTGCTGGCAGACTATCAATGTTGGATATGGTTTGATCGAAATTATCAAAAGTCAAATGTGTGGATTCTTTTGCTTTGATATATATGTCATTTGAAAGAAACACGGTCACCTCTGAGTTTGTTCCAGTTTTAACCGCATAGTTTTGTTTGTTTATTGAATATGTCTGTCCTACCGTTGGGGCATTGGTTGACAAAACATTGTTTACGACGTTCTCAAGAGAAACGGTTCCGTTTTGTTTTTCTACAAAAAACACTCCCTGTGCCATGATGTTGAGAGTGAAAAGAAATGTAAGTATTATGGTTTTCATTGGATATAAGTAGTAGACTTTACGATTTGACTGTGGTACAGTATAAATATGTCTGATAAAATAGAAGAAAAAAACAAAAAGCGGGTCAGTTTTTCCCAATATTCTGGTTGGTTCAAATGCCCACATAGTTGGTACTTGAACTATTTGAAAGGTTTGCGTGTTTACGAAGCTAGTTTAAACACCTGTTTCGGTACAGCCATACACAACACACTTCAGAATTATATCAAAACCCTTTACACCGAGGGCGTTGAGAAAGCTGATGAAATCAATCTAAACGCTGAATTCCGTGTGGATTTCAAGAAAATTCTAGATGAAAACAAAGAGATCCTTCAATACACAGAAGATGAATTCAAAGAGTTTTCTTTCGACGGAGAAGATATTCTTAACACGTTCATGAGTTCTGCCAATAGACTCAAACATTTTCCGAGTCGCAAATACGAATTCATTGGAGTTGAAGTTCCCATCGAACTTACAATCAAGAACAACATTGATTTCATTGCATACGTTGATCTTATTCTGAAAGATAAGACAACCGGTCGATACAAGATTTGGGATTTCAAGACCAGTTCCAGTGGATGGAATAGTTACATGAAAGAAGATGAGAGCAAGTATTCTCAGTTGCTTTTGTACAAGGCATTTTATTCAAAGAAGTTTGAAGTTCCGCTTGATAAGATTGATGTCGAGTTTTACATCCTCAAGCGAAAACTGTTTGAGAACAGCAATTTTCCACAAAACCGCATTCAAATTTTTGAACCGTCTCATGGAAAACAGTTCATTTCTAAATCAGTTGTGAACTTCACTCAGTTTATCGATGAGTGTTTTACAAAAGAAGGTCAATACAATGAAACTGGAAGTTATCCGAAAGTTCCAGGCAAAAACAAAAAACATTGTAAGTATTGCAGTCACTACAAAAAGAATTGTGATGCGAAGGCAGATAAAGACTAATTAAAAAAACCAAACATCGTATATGCGCATATATGTATGATGAACGTTATGTCATCAAAAGCATTTACTAGTGTTAAGGTCGATAAAGAGGCCTACGAACAATTCAAACAACTATCTCAAGTTAAGAAGTTCCATCTACAAGACTTGGTAAACAGATCATTGCATTTGTTTACCAAGGATTCTTTATTTAGAGATCAAATCTACAACTATCAGGTGCCGGTACTGTCTGAAGAAAGTCAGGCAACTATTCTACCGTCAACTACAACCGAACAGTCTTCGTAATTATGGCAAAGAAAAAGATACTACTATTAAGCGACGATCTTAGAATGCACAGCGGTGTATCAACCATGTCAAGGGAACTTATAATGGGGTCAGTACATCATTATGATTGGGTTCAAATTGGTGGTGCAAGAGAACACCCAGATGCAGGAAAAGTATTTGATCTCAACGATCAGGCCAGAAAACAAACAGGTGTGCAAGACGCATACGTGATGGTTTATGCAACAAAGGGTTATGGTAGCGAAGATTTATTGTTTTCAGTCATGGCCAAAGAAAAGCCCGATGCAATCATGCACTTCACCGATCCAAGATATTGGAGGTGGTTGTATGCTCTCGAACGGGAAATCAGAAAGAAGACTCCCATCACATATTTAAACATTTGGGACGATCTTCCATATCCAATGTGGAACAAACCGTTTTATCAAAGTTGTGACTCATTGTTTAGTATCAGCAAACAGACCTACAACATCAACAAGTGGGTTCTCGGACCAGAAAATTGTACCACCGTTAATGGAGATCTCGATAAAGAAGGAAATCTATGTCAGTAAAAGGAAAAACACTATTACATTACGTACCACACGGAATCAACGAAAACGTATTTAAACCTCTACCAGAGAATGACAAAGCGTTGAGTGAGGGTAAGAAACGTTTCTATAATGGAAAGACATATGATTATGCTGTGTTTTTCAATAGTAGAAACACAAAACGAAAACAAGTATCAAACCTGATTCTCGCATTTAAACTATTCTGTGATAGTTTACCAAAAGCAAAATCAGAACGATGCTGTTTGATTTTGCATACAGAAATCATTGGTCAACACGGTCATGGTACAGATTTGCTTGCAGTTAAAGAAGCAATTTGTAGAGATTATGCGGTGTATTTTTCCCAAAAGAAAATCACTCCAGATGAAATGAATCTCATGTACAATTTGGCAGATGTTACCATTAGTATTTCTAGCAATGAAGGATTTGGACTTAGTATTGCTGAATCTATCATGGCTGGTACTCCTGTTATTACAAATGTTACGGGTGGTCTTCAAGATCAAATCGGTCAACTAAATGACGAAGGAACCCCCGTGGAATTTACCCGTGAGTTTGGTTCTAACAACTGTGGTAGATACAAAACGCATGGTGTGTGGGCAAAACCTGTTTGGCCTTCGGCAATCGACATGCATGGAAGTGTTGAAACTCCATATATTTTTGACGATATGTTATACACATCAGATGTTGCTGACGCACTCATGTATTGGTATCTCGCGGGCTCTGAAACCCGTGAGAAGTGTGGGGTTGAAGGACGCAGATGGGCACTAAATGAAGGTGGATTGAATGCACGTAACATGTGTGATCAATTGATCAAAGCAATGGACTTTACCATTGAAAACTTTGTTCCTGTATCTTCGTTCAGTATTCATAATACCGATGAGTATGTAAACCAAGTACAGCCAGAAAATCAAATTGGAGTGCCGTTCCGACCTGTGGATATCAACAAAATTCAAGAAGAGGTAAATAAGAAATTAGTATGAACATCAAAAAATTATCTGAAAAAGCAGTGATTCCGACCAAAGGCAGTTCTGGTGCTGCTGGTTATGACTTGTACACCACGGAGTCATACGAATTAAAGCCCGGCGAACGTAAAGCATTCAAAACAGATGTTGCAATTGCAATTCCCGAGGGATTCTACGGTAGAGTTGCTCCACGCAGTGGACTTGCTGTAAAACATGGAATAGACGTACTAGCCGGTGTCATTGACAGTGATTATCGTGGAGAGATTCTGGTAGCACTTATCAACCTAAGTGATACTCCAATCTTACTTCCTATAATTAAAGATGGCAAGGAAACAGCTGTCGCACAAATCATATTTGAATCGTGTGCAACAGTCGTCAACGGATTCAGTGTAGTTGATGATTTAACTGATACACAACGTGGTACGGATGGATTTGGAAGCAGCGACAACAAAAAGGTTGTTGATAACGCTGTTCCGTCAAACAATTCCAATCCTTCACGTAAAACTATTGAAGATCTACTCAAACAAAAAGAAGTAGAATTTCAGGTGGGTCAAAAATATTCAGAAGCAATTCGTGATAGAGACAATAAACTTTTCAACAAATAATATGAGCAAACCATTGTGTGTTATACAAGCACCAGTCTTTAGTCGTAGTGGATACGGAGATTGGTCAAAAGAAGTTGTCAAAAGCGTTATTCGATATGACAAGTTTGATGTACGAATCGCTGCAACAAAGTGGGGTGGAAACGTAATCAAACGTACCGATGAAGAATTGGATCCATCAGATCCAATGAACAAGGTGTTGTTTGAAAAGACACTTCGAGAACCACTTAATAGACAACCAGACGTGTTTATTCAAATCTCCATTCCAAACGAATTCAATCCAATTGGCAAGTACAACATTGGTATGACAGCAGGAATTGAAACCACAGCTGCAGCGGGTGAGTGGATTGAAGGATTGAACCGTATGAACGTGAACATCGTCACCTCAAAACATTCAAAAAAGGTGTTTGTTGAGGCGGATTATACCCGAGAATACAAAGACGGCAGCGGAAGAAAGGAACCACTGCGTTCAGAAAAACCAATGGAAGTATGTTTCTGGGGTGCTAATACCAACGTATATAAACGCACCGACGAGAAGGTTGAGTCAATCGAAAAGATTATGTCAACCATTCCTGAGACGTTTGCGTTCTTGTTTGTTGGTCAGTGGACAAGTGCGGGTGCGTTTCACGATAGAAAAGATATTGGAAACCTAATAAAGACATTTCTAGAAACATTCAAGGATCGTGATCAAAAACCGTGTTTGATTTTAAAGACGAGTGGAACAAATTTCTCAAAAATAGATCTCAACGAAACTCTCAACCGAATCAAGGTTGTAGAAACAATGGTACAAGGAGATTTGCCAAAGGTATATTTGGTTCATGGTGAATTGAATGATGTAGAAATGAACGCACTCTATAACCATGAAAAAGTCAAGTGTCACATATCGTTCACGCACGGTGAAGGATTTGGTCACCCACTACTACTTGCCTCTTTGAGTGGAAAACCCGTTCTTGCACCAAACTGGAGTGGCCAGTTGGACTTTTTGTCGTCAGTTCCAGATAACCTTTTTCAAGGTAAACTTGAACAACTAAATCCGGCATCAGTAAACCAATGGTTGATCAAAGACTCTGCTTGGTTCGTAGTATCAAACGGACTCGCAGAAGATAAACTAAAACGAGCGTTTTTTGGTATGACTCAGAAGTCAAAAGACAAGTCAATTGAACTTGCTGAAAAAAACTCAAAAGACTTTTCGTTAGAATCGATGGACAAAGTTCTCCACGGAATTCTCGACACGTATGTTCCCGAGTTCGCTGTTGAACAAAAAATTGTGATTCCACGACTGATATTACCAACTTCTAACTCACCATCACTCGAATTTTTACAAGAAATCATCACATATAATTTAAATCAACCAAAAATTAGGTTTGGCAGAGAACAAGATGGTGGATATGTGTTATCAAATTATAAACTGGATGAAATAGAATCGGTTTATAGTTTTGGTGTGGATTGTGAAATGGAAATGGAAAAACAATTTAATAAAATTAATCCTAAAGCAAAAATACATTTATATGACCCAGCGGAAAAAATAGGATATTCTAGGTTCGATCATACCAAACACACAGAATTTCTAAAAAATCTACCAAGAGAATATTGTACATTTGAAAGTATCGGTGTATGTGCAGAAAAAAATTCTTCTGATGTATTAAAATCATTAAATTATTTAATTGATAAAAATGGAGATTCAAATAAGAAATTACTTCTTAAAATGGACATTGAAGGTGGTGAATTTGAAGTATTAAATGATGTAAAAAATGAAGTCTTAAACAAATTTCAACAGATGACTATTGAATTTCATTTTGATTTATCTGGAAATGATTCAACGTTTTCCTTATATAGAAACGTATTCAAGAAATTGAATTCCATCTTTAATATATTTCATATTCATGCCAACAACTATGGAATGGTTAAAAATATAAACGGTTATGACATACCAAGTGTTATGGAAATAAGTTTTGCGAATAAATCACTATTCACAAACTCTGTTTTATCAAAAACATCAAACGAAGGAACTGAATATTTAGATTTTCCTAATAATGTGAATGCTCCCGAAATACAATTGGTGTCTTGGCCGTTTGTTAGAAATGTATAATCATGAATAATTCCCCATTTATATCATTTTTAGTAACGTGTCATAACGAGGGTGAACAACTCCGTCGTTTGTTGAATCTTCTTACAAAATACAACGATGGTAATGAGATAGTGATATTGGATGATTACTCTGATGACAAAGATACAGCGGACGTATTACATGAATATCAATCAGTTGTTGGTGTCAAATTGGTTGCGCATCATCTCGACAAAAACTACGGAGAACATAAAAATTACGGAAACTCTTATTGTAAAGGAAAATACATCTTTCAAATTGACGCAGATGAACTTCCCAACGAGGTTCTACTTGATAATCTAAAATCCATTCTAGAATCAAACTCTGCAACCGAGATGTTTTGGGTTTCCAGGGCAAATAACTTTGTTGGAATAACTCCACTGGATATTAAAACATGGGGATGGAGAGTCAATGATCGTAATCATGTAAACTGGCCTGATTATCAGTCTCGTATTTACAAAAATCTATCCCATATCAAATGGGAGAGAAAATTGCACGAAACCATTATTGGAATGAAGAGTTTTGCAAAGTTACCTGCACAAGAAGAACTATCTTTATATCACGAAAAAACTATAGAGAAACAACGTAGTGATAACCAACGATACACAAAAGATTTTAACGTTAACGACAACATTAGGAAAAAATGATTACATGTGATATAGGACCACACGGTAGATTGGGAAACCAAATGTTTCAATATGCATCATTGTTGGGCATTGCAACAAAACAAGGGTTGGAATATGGAATTGATTACAATCTCGGAGATAATCTATCTTGGAGAGAAAATGCAATAGAACAATGCTCTCAAAAATTGACACTTGATAAGTGTTTTGATCTTTCCGCTAAACACTCAACGCCACCCTCCAAAACCATATATGAAGGGGCAGATGAGTATCATTTTCAAGAAAAGTTCTTTCATACAGGTGATGATGTAAAGATTCGTGGGTATTTTCAAACCAACAAGTATTTTGATCACATTGAAGATCAAATACGATCTGAATTCAAATTCAAACAAGATATCGTAGATGAATCGTCACACTTTTTGTCTTCAAAAAGACAAAACGAGTTGGTGTCTGTACACGTTAGACGAGGTGATTATCTACAATACACATGGCACGGAGTTTGTTCAAATCAGTATTATGGAAACGCATTGTCATCTCACTTCAGTGATAAATCGTACAACTTTGTTGTTTTGACTGATGACATTCCTTGGGCAAAAACAACGTTTTCTGGCAGTGAAAATATCTTTATATCAGAGACGCAAAATCAATATGTTGATCTATGTATAATGATGTTATGTGATCATCACGTTATATCAAACAGTTCTTTTAGTTGGTGGGGAAGTTGGTTGAATCGTTCAAAAAATAAAAAAATCGTGGCACCTTCGACTTGGTTTAGAGAGCAACTTAAATCCTTAGATACCAAAGATTTATATCAACCCAATTGGATTATAATATGAAATCGTATAACGTAAACAAACTATATAGTGACCTGAAAATATCATCAAAAAATATGGAATCTCCCATGGAAAAACAATGGAGACGAAACGCCGATCCGTCTCTTCTTAAAAAACTTCAAGAAAATACACTTGACGTGAAAGAAATATCTGTTTTACCTACACCTAACGTCGGAGAAATATCTGTTTCGACGATACACTCTACCACCGGTGGAAAAGTAAATCTAAGAGATGTGACATTTATCATTCCAATCAAAATTGACAACAACGACCGATTGGAAAACTTCTACACCACGTTTGAATATTTAACTCAAAACCTAGATACCAACATCATTATTTATGAAGCAGATTCAAAATCACAGATTGGAGATAAGTTAAATGGTAAAGTAACCTACATTTTTGAAAAAAATGATGGGCCGATATTCCACAGAACTAGATACTTGAACCATATGTTGAATATGGTCAACACGCCTGTAACCGTTAACTATGACATCGATGTTCTTTTGCCAATTGATTCGTATGTAACGGCTAGAGATCGTATTATTAAAGATGAACTAGAGTTGGTGTATCCATATTGTTATGGTAATTGTCAACACAGAGTTAACCATAACGGCCGTAATAGTGTAAAAAATGGAAAATCTCTTGAAAACTTAGAAAATTCAGACTTTCAGGAAAAATCATTTTTGAGTTGGTATGGTCATTGTCAGTTTTTTAACACCGATGTATACAAGAAATATGGTTGGGAAAATGAATACTTCATATCATATGGTCCAGAAGATTTAGAACGGTATCACAGATTTGTTAAACTAGATCGTAAAGTAGAACATTTGGATGGACGTATTGTTTATCATCTAGAACATGAACGTGGAAACAACTCGTCATCACAAAATCCATACTTTTCTCAAAACCATAAGTTGTTCGGTACGCTACAATCGTTTACCAAAACGCAGTTGATCGACTACTATAATTCAGTGGAATACATCTCGAAATATATTACTCTATGAATATTAATTTTGTTACATTTTCAAATTACAAATATACATCACAACAACAAAAACTCAATGAGTTTGCAAAAACATTGGGATTGAACTGCTTTCCGTATACATTCGACGAAATAAAATCCACCGACTTTTATCTGTCACATTCAAAAATCCTTGATAGAGAAAAAGGCAGTGGATTTTGTCTTTGGAAACCGTACATCATACTTGAAACACTGAAAAAAATAGGCAACAATGAAATTTTGTTTTATATAGACAGTGCAGACATCTTTACAAAAGATGCATTAGAAATCATAGAGAAGGAACTTACATCAAAATCTATGTGCTTTCTACAAGGAGGATATCAGAATCAAATGTATACAAAACGTGATACGTTTCATTACATGGGATGTGATTACGATAAATATTGGAAGGCAAATCAATGTGAAGCGGGCGTGTTGGCCGTAAAAAACAATAACCACACCATCGATTTTGTATCTGAATGGTTTGAATATTGCAAAGATGAAAGAATCATAACAGATGATCCAAACACTTGCGGTCTACCCAACTTACCAATATACGTAGATCACAGATACGATCAAAGTATTTTGTCTAATTTAATCGTTAACCACAACCAACTATATTTTCACAATGGCATTCGTAATTATATTAGATGTAACGTAAACAATTGTGACTAACAACTATGATTAGCGTAAATTTAACTGTGCACAACAAAGCATTTCTTTTAGAAAGAGTTTTAGAAGGAATTAAAATAAATACTGTTGGATCATATGAATTGGTCGTGGTTCTTGATGGGTGTACGGATGAATCAGAACTCATTCTTGACAACTTCATTGCGTCAAATCATTCAATACACATAAAGAAGTTCTATGCACCCAATGTATTTGAAACCAAATCAAACAACATTGCTGCAAGAAACAGCGAGGGCGATCATATCATTATTGTTCAAGACGACATGATAGTTAAAGAACACGGATGGAATGTCAGAATGTTGAAGCCAATACAAGCATTCAGTGATGTTTTTGCTGTTACGTCTAGAACCGCCCACAATTGGATATTAAACCCAAATTCAAAAGACGTTAACAAAGATGACTTTCATGGAAATGGTTGGGCAGACATTCTGTTTCATATGGATCACGCTGATAGAAACAACATAAACCGTGAGACTTTTGCTCTACGAGATTCAGTGAATAGAGGTCCGTTGTTGTTGAAACATAATGTGTTACAAGAGTTGGATTATTTTGACGAAGAATTTTCTCCACAAGACATGGACGATCACGATCTGTGTTATAGAGCTTTTAAAAAAGGTTATAAATCCGGTTGTTATTGGATAGATTTTGAATCTCAAGATTCTTGGGGTGGAACAAGAGAAAATAACAAACCAAGGAAGTGGTTGTTGATGTCAAATTTCAAGAACAGCAAAATTCTTCTATCCAGACACAGAGATTTAATCTGTGGATCAAAACGCAATCAAAACTTACATCTTCCATGAAATTTTCAGATACATTCAAACAACAATATTATCCTCAGATGTTCAGACCTGCACATCCTGCAAATCCAATTCGTAATAGAGGAGACAATTTTCAGTTCGTATTTGAGTATTTGGAGAAAATCAAAAATCCCGTTATACTTGAAACTGGAGTTATGCGTTCAGATCACGGAGACATGGCATTTGGCGATGATGGATGTAGTTCATTTTTGTTTGATCAGTTCATAAATGTTCATGGTGGATTTTTTACATCTGTTGATATCAATGAAAACAATTGTCGTCATGCTAGATCAAAAGTAAGCAACAGATCAACTATAGTGTGTTCTGACTCCATACCGTTTCTGTGGAATTACAAAGAAAAAGTTGATATGGTATATCTCGATTCATTCGATCTTGATTTAAAAAATCCAAATCCATCACAAATTCATCATCTCAAAGAATTATGCGCAATAGTTAAAAACCTACAGAGTCACACTTTGATTGTAATTGATGATCACATGACCCGAGATAATATGGGAAAAGGGTATCTGATCAAAGAATTTATGGCACAAATAGGAAAAACTCCTATTTTTGAAAACTACCAACTTGGTTTTATTTTTGGAGACTAACACTTTTATGGAAAACATTGAGATATACCATGAGTGATTTGCTTCAGTATTGGTTAAACAAAATATAATGACGCACGGCATAAAATCTTTTTTTGGAGGATTAGGAGACACGCTTCAATTCTCTACGTTACCTGAAATGTTTCACGAACAAGGCCATGATGTTTTTCTCACAGACGATGCCCCGTTCAGAAGTCCGCATACACGTTCACTGGTTTGGGATCTAAATCCATACGTTAAAGGCCAATCAAACGTGCCTTGGACCTTAGGCGACATTCCAGGCCGTGTATATGAGAATAGATTCGATGACTTCATAAAGAATTGGGAATACGTTCATGGACTCATCCCCAAAAATAGCTTTCCAAAGATATACTACACACCAAAAAATGACATATCCAACATAGATACGTTAATTGATCTTGGATCCATAACAGTGAGTTATGATTTACCAAAAGTTGTAAACTATATCAAATCCACTTATTCAAACATAAAACTAGTAATCAATCCTCATTCTTCGATTGATACGTTTGGATTTCAAACAATAGAAGCAGATACGTTAACCAAATATGTTGATCTGATTAACTGTTGTAAAACCTTTGTATCTTTGAGTTCGGGGCCACATATGCTTGCTGGTTCGATTCGTCACGTCAATACTAACTTCAACCAAGTATGTATAATGTCGTCACATAAATGTCCACATTCAAATGAAAATTGGTATAATTATCAAATGAGCAGAAAATTCTTTGTTCTTCCTTTAGTAAATTACATAAAAATATGAGTCACTATACTATGAATATTTCAGTAACCGGCGATGTAGATGGATGTCGGTATGACAAAAACAAAATGCTTGGGTTTATCGATGCATTTTCAAATGTACCTAATGTAAATTTTAGCTACATAAAACCTCACTTGAGTCATAACATCCCAAAAAATAAACAGATGGATATATTGTTTGGAGAATCGGGTGATTTCGATAAAATTTCATATGATGGAATCAAAAATGCGTTCATATGGGCGCTGATTGATGTTGAAAGTCTGGCAAAGAACAATCCTAACACAAACTTTTACATGTGTTCGAAAAGCATATTGCATGATTGGGACGTAATTGATGAATATTTGAGATTGGGGTTTTCGCCAAACTACCTACAATGGGGATTGGAAAATGTAAATGTTGTTGATTTCAAGAAGAAAATTCAAGATTCTAAAAAGATTTCTAATGATACCTATCAGTTATCTGACAATTTCTATTATATGTATCTTCCATGTTGTTTGGCTCAATCTACTATCAGACAATCAATCCCAAAAGATATAGATATCACGTACTTCGGAACTCTTCACAATAGACCAAACGTAGTACACATGCTCAAAGTTCTTGAAAGTTCCGGCCTAAATGTTTCATACAACAAAAACGGTTATATCAGTCCAGAAGAATGTATAAGTTGTTATAATCGTTCGATTGTCACTCTCCACGAAAATGTTGGTCCGGTTTATTTGGATTTTACAGTTAGATGTGGTGAGGCTCCAATGTGCAATTCAAAAATCTTCATGCTCAATAGAATAAGTGGAATGAAAGACTTTGCCAAGAAGCATGAAACTGTACCTGAGTGTGAGTCATTTGACAATGTAGATCATATGATTTTCTCTATAAAATCATACATCCAAGACTATAAGAATGGAATAAATCAATACGTAAACGAAAAACCCAATACATATAGACATTATGCAAATATGGTAGTCGATTTATGCAAACAAAAACAGTAAAAATTGTTGGATGTGGACTTGCTGGCGCTACAGCAGCTGCAGTTTTAAAAGAAAAGGGGTATCGTACAATTATTTTTGAGAGCCGTAGTCATATAGGCGGTAATTGTTATGATTGTAATGTTAACGGTGTAATGTTGCATAATTACGGTCCTCATATCTTTCACACAAACAACGATGAAGCGTTCAACTTTCTATCCAACTATACGGAGTGGATTCCATTTGAAGTCAAGCCAAAAGGCAAGACAAAGTTAGGCACTATATCTCTTCCGTATAGTAAAAAAACAAGAAAAGAATTGGGGCGAGATTTGACTTTTGAAGAGTTGGCTGATTTGATATACAAAGACTATTCTGAAAAACAGTGGGGTATACCATATGAAAATCTACCAAAGTCTATAATCAGCAAACTCCCAAATACGTCCGACCTAGAAGATCCTACATGGTTTGGAACTCAAAAGCATCAGTGTCTACCAAAAAAAGGATACACTGCAATGTTTGAAAACATGCTTGATGGAATTGAAGTCAAACTTAACTGTTCTAAAAATGATTGGATAGATTATCCGGCAGATCTAACAATTTATACTGGTCGAATAGACGAATACTTTAAGTTCTGTTTCGGCAAACTTCCTTATAGATCTTTGAAGTTCAAACACGAAGTCACCAGTGAAAAAATGCCACACTTTTTAGAAAATTCAAATACCCACGAAAATCAGTATACCAGAAAATACGATCATAGTTATTTTACGCCTGGTCATAATGGAATTACTGTAATTACAGAAGAATATCCTATTACATGTGGTGACAATGACATTCCATATTATCCGTTGTCTTTTAACGGCGGACCAGAACTGTATCAAAAGTATAAAGAGTTGACACAACAAGAAAAAGACGTTATATTTACGGGAACTTTAGCAACATATGCGTATTTGGATATGGCTTTGGTAGTTGGCCAGGTATTGTCCAAACTTAAAAACGTAACTTTGTGATTGAGAATAAAACAACATGACTAGTATCAAAAACAAAAAAATCTTCATCACCGGTGGCGCGGGTTATCTCGGAAAAGAGTTAATAAAATATTTCTATTCGGACAACCAAATAACCATATATTCGCGGGACGAAGCTAAACACTACTTCTTAAAAAAACAATACCCAAACCTAAATTGTGTAATAGGTGACGTGAGAAATTATGAATTGTTAAAGAGGTCATCCAAAAACAACGATGTAGGTATTTTTGCAGCATCTCTAAAACAAATCGAAGCATGTCATAACAATTATGAAGAGGCAGAAGAAGTAATTGTTAAAGGAGCATTTAATAGTAGAAAAATATCTGAAGACCATAGTTTTGAATCGGCATGTTTTATTTCCAGTGATAAAAGTAGATCGGCTACAACCATTTACGGTGCCATGAAGTACGTGGCTGGAGAATCTTTTATATCCGGCACTTCAAACGTTTTGTTATCAACGGCTATTTATGGTAATATAGTGAATAGCACCGGAAGTATACTACCATTGATATGGAACAGTATAAACAATAAACTACCCATCACTTTGTATGATCCTGAGATGACTAGGTTTCTCCTAACAATAGGAGACGCCGTGTCAGTTGTGGAAAAGTCACTGAAGTATACGAATGTAAATGTGATTCCTGTTGCTAAAAGTTTCTTTATATCAGATCTATTTGATATCTTCAAAGACAAGTATGGATTAAAATTCAACATTTCTAAACCAAGAAGTGGTGAAAAGATCCATGAAATCATGGCGTCAAGTGAGGAAATTCCAAGAATGGAGTTTATAGAAAAAGATGACATCTATCTATTACACCAAGAAAAAACTTTTTGTAAACCAAGTTTTCCCAACAACGAATACTCATCGAGAGACAATTGTCTTTCAAAGAAAGACCTCGACCGGTTTTTGAAAACCCACAACTATTTTAAGCCATAATATGCGAATTTTTATTTTAGGTTCGTCCGGCATGCTCGGAACATATTTGAAACAACTGTTCAAATCAAAATACGAAACAATATGTCCAGACAGAAACGATGTTGATTTTTGTGATGATGAAAGTAAAATCTGCGATTTTTTTCAGCGTAATTCAATAAATGAACATGATATCATCATTAACTCTGCTGGTATAATCAAACAGAGGAAATCAAGTTTGGTGGAAATGGTGAAAGTTAACAGCTTGCTTCCTCATGTATTGACAAAAATCAAAGAAAAAAGCAACTGTCAAGTAATTCATGTAACTACAGATTGCGTGTTTAGTGGGAAAAAAGGAAGATATATAGAAACAGATGTACACGATTGTGAAGACGAATATGGAAAGAGTAAATCTTTGGGAGAAAACACCTCCTTAACAATAATCAGAACTTCAATTATCGGGGAAGAGTTGAAAAACAAATTGTCACTGTGTGAGTGGGTCAAATCTCAGAACAATAAAACTGTAAATGGTTTTACCAACCACTACTGGAACGGATTAACGTGTTTGGAATTAGCTAAAACAATAGATCAAATCATAACAAACAATGACTTTTGGAAAGGTGTTAGACATTTGTACTCTCCAAATACCGTTTCTAAATACGAACTTATAGAAAGTATCGCAAAACATTTCAATATTACATTAAAAATCAATGCAGTTCAATCAAACGATTGTTTTAGAAATCTAGATTCGATACATCAGTCAAAATACACAATTCGAGACTTGAATAAACAAATAAACGAGTTATCAAAATATGAACTGTTATGATCTTCTAATAGTAGGAAGTGGTGTATTTGGAAGTGTTTTTGCTCAACAAGCAACAGAACACGGATTAAAATGTCTCATCATCGACAAACGTTCACATAATGCCGGAAATGCTTATACGGAAAACGTCCATGGCATCAATGTTCACAAATATGGTCCTCATATTTTCTGGACACCAAACACAGAAGTTTGGGAATACGCAAATCGTTTTGCAAAATTTAATCACTTCACAAATCGTGTAAAAGTAAATAACCAAAACAAGATCTACTCATTTCCAATAAACCTGTTAACCATGCATCAGATGTTTGGGTGTAATACGCCCGAAGAAGCGGTTGCAAAGTTAGACTCTGTTCGTCTTAAAATAGAAAATCCATCGAACTTGGAAGAACATCTACTATCAACTGTAGGTGAAGAAATTTACCACAAGTTTTTTTACGGATACACCAAAAAACAGTGGGGTAGAGAACCAAGAGAGTTGCCCAAAAGCATCATAACTAGAATTCCTATCAGAACAAACTTTGACGACAATTACTTATTCGATTGTCATCAGGGAATTCCAATCGGCGGTTACACAAAAATGTTGGAGAACATGCAAGTTGGGTGTGATCTGATTCTCAATGAAGACTATTTGCAAAATAGAGAATCGTGGGACAACGTGGCAAAGAAGGTGGTGTATACCGGTGCTCTTGATGAATTTTGTGATTACAAGTACGGAGAACTCGAATATCGTAGTTTGAGATTCGAAGAGTCTATACTTAACAAAAAGGATTATCAGGGATGTGCAATAATGAACTTCACAGAAGAGTCAGTCCCTTATACTCGCATCGTCGAACATAAACACTTTGAATTTGGAAAGCAAGATGTTACAGTCATATCAAAAGAGTTTCCTCAGTCGTGGGAACGTGGTAAGGAAAAATACTATCCGATCAACGATGAAAAAAATACGTATCTTTACCAACAATATAGATCTCTTTTCTCGGATGACTCAAAATACATTTTTGGTGGACGACTCGCAGAATACCGATACTACGACATGCACCAAGTGATTTCCTCAGCAATTCATAAATTCAAAAAATTCATAGGTAAACCATGAAAATTCAAATAGTTACACACCTGCTTCCACACGAATTGGACGAGTTTGAACGTCAATTGTGCGTATTGAGTTCATATCCAATAACTGACGATGAAGTTATTCTTGATGTTACATTGAACGTAAACACCGTTGATTGGGATAATGCAAAGATTCCAATTGAGTTCTTCGTAGAGAAGTTCAATAAGCTTCAAAACTACGTCACTAAAACAAATTGGTGTAAACAAGCTTTGTTTGATGTAGATGACACAGGAAAATGTAAAGGAATAAATGACAAACGCCGTAACAGTATTCGTCAATATGCTGATACCGTCGATGCGTTTGTGTATTTGGACTCAGACTTGGTATTTCAAGACTACACTCTTCCTTATTTGATTCATTGTGCTAAGACTGTCAAGAACAAATACTTCATACTAACCCCACAAATTCCAAAGATTTGGGATGCCACATGGGATCATCTAGTCAACACTCGTTATATCGATAACCCATATGGAAGTGAACGATCATTCAATCCATATTATGGAACAAAAACAATTTCAGATGAAGTAACGCTCATCAAATCGCCACAAATAAAACTCGGCGGAGGATGGTTCAACCTGTTTAGTTCCAATTTGTTGAAGTATACTGACATTCCTGATATTTTGGGCCCATACGGTGTGGATGACACTTATGTAATGTTCGCTGCCCAAATCATGCGACTCAATGGTGAAGATATAGAACAGTATATATTGAAGAATGTGATAGTAGCAGAGAACTATCTACTTAGAAACAATCCGTACAAAGAGTTTATTCCGTATAAAACAGGTAGAGAAGATTACAAATCAATAGCAGAACAGAATTTGCGTGGATGTCTCAACGACTTTCAAGTAAAACATTCATATGTATTGAAAAAATGAACGACGTAAATTCAATATGTTTCACAGTTGTATGTTTGTTGCTTTGGTTTCATACTGAAACCGTACTTTCTTATGCGCAACTATTCAGGTTGAGAAAGTTATTCAAAATATCCGACTTTGAAGAAGATAGAACGCATGATTTTACTATTGAATACCCTCAGTGGTTATATAAGAAACATCCTGGCTTTTTAACAAAACTATTGAGTTGCCCTTGGTGTATAGGATTTTGGATATGCTTATCATCCTGTTTATTCTGTAACACGACCGACATGTTTTTTGCGGAATATTTGATATCAATGATCACATACTTTTTTGTATCAAATAAAATACTATGAATGTAGGCAACTTCACAGAATTTTATAACCTGTTGAAAAACAATGATGCTATAACCAACACAATTCCACATCTTAGAGATTTTGTTGTGTTGGCAGAAACCTATCGTGATATGTGTTCTTGTGATCGTAAATCAGAAAAACTACGATTGAAAACCGAGTGTGAATCTCAGTACAGAATACTTGTGACCACTGTTATTACCGCAAACATAAATGTATTCTTTACCGTACTAAAACAATCTCACATTCGGTTCATTCATAACTGCGCCGTTATTCGAGAGTTTTCTCAGTAGATTTGAAAATATATCGATCCTTGGTTAAGATGATACGAGGATCTTCTCTCAAAGCATTTCGATATGGTGTGAATGAAATCTGTCGTCCCCACCCCAAGTCGTCAAGGATTTCTCTCTTTGTTACAGATACATTCTTTTCAATATACTTGACAATATCAACATACACCTTGCTGCGTTTGATGATTTCGTAGTCATCGAAGATGTTCCAGTTATCAAACCAAGTCAAAACAGTGTTCTTGATATTGAGACTATCAGCAATTTCTTCTAGTTTATTACGATGATCCAATTTGAAATTCTTGTTGTCCAATGCATGTTCTAACTTGTTCAAAAACTCAGTTTCATTTTCATAGAACAAGGGATAATCAATACCAACCATTTCAGGATAACACAACTTCTTTGGAAGAAGATATGGCAAACCCCTCGTTAAGCCGTCTGTAACACTCAAGGACCACGCAGAATATGTTTGGAAGTATCCAACACCAACATGCATCTGTTTGATAAAGTCAAAATACTTGTTTCTCTCAAGTTCAACTCTCTTGATGTAGGGCCTAGACTCTTCTGCCAATGTCACGTACACCGTGAAATCTTGCCGTTTTGCCCACAACTTATCCATTACAGATACAAAATCATTCCATCCTGTATAATCGTTGGGTCGATGGTTGAAGAAAATGCTCTTATCGATGGTCTTATCGTCACTGAAATCACTGTCAGCAGGAAGATAGTGAGGTTGAATAATACGATTGAGCTTATTGATAACATCAGCACTAAAGTTGTCCGCTGCTCTATCAAGAATCAAATCCTTCAGCCACCTAGAATTTACTCCACACTCTTCCATCTCAAGAGTCCCAAGAATGTTCAAATCAAACACGTCCTTTGGATATCCGGTGTTTTCAGCTACCTCATACCAATGGCAATATCCAACAAACTTTGGTCTGATACCAGCGTTGTTGTAAAAATAATTTGCTAGTTGAAGAGTTTGTTCCGGAAGATGTGAATAGATTATGTCATAATCCTTATTATGCACATCAAGAAGATCAGATACTTTATCCACATTGAAATGAATACGCATTGTATTCGGATAGCTAGGGAACTTATAGTAAATTTGTTCGGTGTTATCATATTGAAGCAATTTTGTGTGAGAAGGAGTTACTATAGTCCAAAAGATATCATCACGAATAGAACGTAGTGCTCGAATCACACTAGCCAATACAATTACATAAGAATCCTTCTCAAGATTTTCAGAGTATGTTATATTTGGCCATACCAAAATCTTGTGTTTGTATTCCTTATCCAGCTCAGATTGTTCCGTTTCAAAAAATTCACTCATGTTGTGTATGACACTATAGTCTTTTTCATTGAGTCTGTAAAGTTGTTATACTCAATCTTTCCAAGTTTATTGGTGTAGTCTTCAGTATTAATAGCATATCTAAAATCATGACCTTTTCTATCACCAACAAACTTTATGAAGTCATAATCAACTGTTTGGCCAGTTACCTCTTCATAACATTGCTTGATAATATATACCAACAACAGATTAGATAGTTCACGATCTCCTCCGATTAAATACTGTTCACCAATTTCTCCTTTTTCCAAAATGTTGATCAACGCATTGACGTGATCTTTAACATAAATCCAGTCACGGACATTTTTGCCATCGCCGTATACCGGTACTGGCAACCGTCGCATAAAGTGATCGATGCAGGTTGGTATCATTTTCTCTTTATACTGCCGTGAACCAAAATTGTTGCTACAGTTTGTTATGATTGTGGGAAGTTTATGGGTTACATTATAACTCCTTACCAACAAATCGCTAGCAGCTTTACTGGCTGCATAGGGGCTATTGGGTCTATAGGGAGAGTTTACTGTGAACGGCGAATCATTCGGTCCCAAACTACCAAACACTTCGTCTGTTGACACGTGGATAAACTTTTTGAGGTGATCAATAGAACGAACGCATTCTAGTAGATTGTGTGTTCCGACCACATTGGTTTGAATAAATGGGGCAGAGTTTTTAATGCTGTTGTCCACGTGACTTTCAGCAGCAAAATGAACCACGTAATTCACATGAAAGGTTTTGAGTATAAACAAAACAAAATCTTTGGTGATATCTACGCTGAACTGTTTGTACCGAGAATCCAATTCAAACGGAAGATTCTTATTGGCAGCATATGTCATTGAATCAATGTTAACAACCTGTTCAACATCGTCACGTTTAAGAATCTCTTCTATAAAGTGAGATCCTATGAATCCACATCCTCCAGTTACCAATATTCTCATATCACCTCAAACTTTGGACATGGAACAATGAAGTGACCTCCCTCTTGTAGATACTTAACTTCACGTTTTTTGAATTCGTCGATGAAATGCCATGGAAGAACCAATAGATACTTGGGTTTAGCCTGTCTCATTTCTTCTTCTGAGTAGATTGGAATGTTTGTTCCCACCGTTTTTAATCCAAACTTGTATGGACTTCTTTCAGCTGCACCATCAATTAGGGTATTATCCAAACCGAAATATTGTAGAAGCGTGTTTCCCTTGGTAGACGCTCCATACACCCACACTTTGTCTCCTTGTGATTTTTTTAACGTAACAAACTCATGAACCGTATTTTTTAATTCACGCAACTTGTCGTAAAAATTGAGATAAAACTCAATGGTGTTTGCACCAATCTTGTTCTCATATTCAAACAATGAATTTACACGATATTGTGCAACATCTCTGTATGGCGCATTTGCAAATGACGTAAATGATGCGTCATTTTTTTGTAGATACACTCTGAATGATCCACCATTTACATCGTTTAGTTCACAATCGACAATCTTGAATTGGGTTTGTTGAAGAACATATGACAAAGAATGTAGAGTATAATACATCAGATGTTCATGACAAATATTGTCAAAAGCCATTTGTTGGATCATCAATGGGGTGTAACTCATTTGAATTATGAACATTCCGTCGTCCTTTAGAACCTCGTACACATCATTCAAAAATGATACGGGATCGGGCAAGTCATAAAACATTGCGATACACGTGACAATATCACACTTACGTCCTTTGAATGTGCTTTTATCAAACGATTCTTTGGTAAAATAATCTTGTACAATTTCATCTGCAAATTTCTTGCTCTCTTTTGTATAAGACTCATTAGCAGGATCGATACCAATTTTTTCGTAGGTGTCAGGAACAAAACTCAATAGAGTTCCGTCATTACATGCAATGTCCAACCACAACGGTTGTTCGGTTGACTTATGTACAGACACACAACTATCCACAACGTTTTTAAGTTGGTTACGCATGGTTTGATTGGTGCCGGATCGATACCAATATCGACCATACATTTTATTAGGATCAGCAGATTGTTCGAGTTGAACTAGTTTAGATGTTTTTGAGAACATCAACTTGAGTTCACTCTTATACTCATCGGGTGGCTGTTGTTGTACAAAATCTGATATGAACAAATTTCCGAGAGAAAACAGTTCGACCAATTCATCGTTGGCGACTCTACATTTCATATTATTAATTCCAATTGTTTAAACAGTAGTCTAGTGCTTCGTTTACATCCCTCATTTTAATTCCCGTATCCAATAGTTTTTTATTACTCATCACACAATTAGAACGAGGAGTTTTTGCCGCTGTCTTATAGAAATCTTCCTCGTTATCAAAAAATTCAAACTCCCTATCTTTGGCGATTGTGTTTTTTATCTTCTCAATAACTTGTTTGGTTGTAACATGACCAGTGTTAGTTACGTTGTAAGTCCCATATGGAACCTTCTTAAGAACACATTCAACACAAGCACGAACAAAATCTTCCTTATTAGAAATAGAGTTCTCAGCATCCAAAAGTTTTTTGTAATTCAACATTTTGGATAGATAATTCCTTGGATTATGATTTTCTTCAAAAGGAATCCTAAGTCTCCAAATATAGTGATTGTCGCCATTTCTACGAATCAAATCTTCTGCCAATGCTTTTGTTCCGCTATAAAAACTACAATTGTTGTGTTCAAAACTGAAATTAGGACGATCAATTTCCGTGAACGGGCTACCGTCGTTATTTCTTCCTGTGTAAATACATCCTGATGATACATGACCAAATGTTATATTGTGATCGTTACAAAAGATAGAAATCATGTCTGGTACACTGACATTTCCATAAATTGTATTGTGTTTGTCCGTCTCACACGCATCTACATTTGGTTTTCCAGTATATCCTGCGCAATTGATGATCGATGTCAAACCCAACGCACCATGCAACAGTTTAAGCTGATTATATGTAAGTTCTTTTGTTGGGACGGAACAATTTCGAGTATCCACTCCTTTTTTGAAAAGTTGTTTATGAAACTCTTGTCCAATATATCCCGACGACCCTAGTAATAATATCATAATGATTCCAAGTAAGTTCTATATTCTGATTTTGGCATTTTATTTACCAACTTAGTTAACTGTGATCTATCTATAAATCCTTGATTCAGGCAATCTTCTTCAATACATGCAACTTTACATCCTTGACGGTCCTGAACCGTTTGTACGTAATTACTAGCCTGAGATAGAGTTGTTGGTGATCCTGCATCCAACCAAGCCGTTCCTTTCGGCATTTTAATGACATTTAAGTTACCTGATTCCAAGTATTTACGGTTGATGTCGGTGATTTCAAGTTCTCCTCGTTTGGAGGGTTTTATACTCTTTGCATAATCTATCACTTTACCGTCGTAGAAATATAGGCCAGGAACGGCGTATTTACTCTTAGGCGACGTTGGTTTCTCTTCTATGATCAACGCCTTGCCCGCGTCATCAAACTCAACCACACCGTATTCTTGTGGGTTGTTGACTTTATAGGCAAATATCACCGCACCTGTAAAGTCTACCCTCATTTTATTGAATCCGTGAAAAACGTTGTCTCCCAAGATCAATGCAATATTTTGTAGATCTATGAAATCTTCAGCAATAAGAAACGATTGTGCAATTCCTTCTGGTTTTGGTTGGGCTTTGTATTCAATGTTTAATCCCAAATGATTTCCATCGCCAAACAACTTTTCATATAGTGGAAGGAAATTGAAAGAAGAAATGATACAAATGTCTTTGATTCCACACGAAATCAATGTGGACAAAGGATAGTAGATCATCGGTTTGTCGTAAACAGGCAATAGTTGTTTGTTCACCACCGTTGTAAGTGGATACAGTCTACTACCCGTTCCTCCCGATAAAATAATACCCTTCATTTATTAATCAACTTTTCGTACACGTTTCCAACGATCAAATTCAACTCTTCATTTGCAACAATTTCCTCGTATGTCTTTCCATTCGAAGACACATGTTGCCATTCCACTTGAAAATCCGCTGCTGCCTTGACTTTAGGATCGTTCCAACGTTCGTGATCATTTGCCGGTTCAACCCAAATCTTCTGATTGGTACTGGCAATGTCACTACGGATGCGTCTTCCCTCCGTTGGAAATCCGTATGTGTATTTTGAGACGTGGATTAACGATCCGTTCAAATCGTTCTTGATCCAACCCACTTCATCTTTGGGATAAAAATCATAACGGATATCAGTGACAAAAACAACATCTGAATTGTCTTTCTCAATATCGGATTGAAGCTTCTCTACCCAATATCTTCCGTTGGTTTGTTTTCGTTTTACGTCTCCATACCAAACCAACATTTCTCTAAAAACTTTCTTTTGATCTGTGTTTTCCGTAAACACATCCAATCCCAGCTTATCCTTGATAAACTCTTTACAGTCATTCTTCAAATAGAATGCCAAAGCATATGAACTGCATGTTAGTCCATACTTTTCTGTTAGAATCTTTTTTGATATGTCACAAAACAGATTTTTACCTGCTCTTGCTACTCCTGAAATTCCAATATAACGTTTGTTACTCATATGTCATTATTGACTCGACTTCTTTATCTGTCAATCCGTATGCTTTACATATGGATTTTAATTCGATAACACCGCTTTCATCTTTCATATAAAGATGACAGTATTCCTTGGCTTCTGACTTGGACACCTCAAACCTTTTTGACACCAAATTTAACAAATCAGAGGTAAATCCTTTGGAGTTGGACTTGACATATGGAAAATATGTGGATGATTGATTTGTGACAGCGGTACACAACGTATAAAAATTACGTGACGGTATATCGGATTGGTATTTGGCTATACTCGATATGCTATCAATCGAACTACGATCCATAGACAAAAAACGCAGAATCATGAAGTGATTAAACGACTTCTTGTCTGCGTCTGATAACTTGTCGTAATAGTCAGAAGATTGTACTTTCCTGATATGGTTCACATGGTCAAACAATCCCAATGCTTTGGGGATTGGATTTCCATTTTCATCGATCTCTACTTTCTTAGATTTTGTTGCCGGTTTTTTTGCCATGTTTATCGATAATAGATTTGAACGTCTTGATATCAGATACTAAACGTTTCTGATTGTTAAGTAAAGATGTTATACTATTGTTTACATCTTCCGTGTTTTTGTCTATTACATCCTTGTTAACCAACAATATCTTGTGCATCTTATACAAGAAAAATGCCACTAGGATAAACCCTAGTGGCACTAGCACGGGAAATTTATAGGTCAACAATGCAAATACTCCAATAGCAATTTGTATTGTTATTTTATACATTTTTTTCTTCGGATTCAACCTCAAATTGAGTTGTCTTTTTTGACTTATTCTTCTTTGATGTATTATTTACCTTGAACTTGTTTTTGCTCTTACGAGCCCGCTCAAAGGCATCCGAATCACGTTTATACGTCTTGCCCATAAATTTCACCCCCTTATCGATTAACAGTATCAGACTTATTAGTCATCGAAGACTTTACAGCCTTCTTAGGCGTCTCAGTCTTCTTAGGCTTGTCAGTCTTCTTAGGCTTGTCAGTCTTCTTGAGACGAGTAATCTCATTGCTCTTCGAGAGAACGCCATGAAGAGCGCGAACCTGACGACCGTTAAGTCCAATGGTGCTCTTTCCATCACTAATAGTGAGGGAAGTTGCACGATGAGCGCCGGCAAACGGCACTACAAACCGGGCAGCCAAACCAGCGGTCTTACATTGAATGATGTGTTGTCTATTTTGTGTCTTTATCTTCATATAACTTATTTTTTGTTTTTTAGTCTAGGTTAGTATGTAACTAACTTCTACCATCATATCATACATAGAATATTCGTCAACAAAAATCGTATTTTTAATTAGGTTGTTTTGCCATAGATTCTTCAAACATAGTTATGGCATAATCTTTGGCTTTGAACTCCATTTCAAGATCCAACGGACGATGTTCATTGAAGTATTCGATAGGAAAGGTTCTCACATAGTCAGTATGAGCACGTTCGTTGGAATTACCCACAATATTGTCGCTAAAATGAAACAACGGAATAGCTGTCGTCCACGTAGATCTGGCCATATCATACGCCTCTTGAGCTGTTTGACGGCCACGATTGCATCGATAATGGAGATTATCATACGTAATTGGAATACCTGTTTGTTGATAAACGTGGGTATAAAGTTGTTCAACATTCCAACTATTGCCCTTGTCTTCATTCTCTAATACCAACCTTGACATTACCGACACATCCAAAGCCTTCCACACGTCAATAAAACGCTTTGCAACGTCTTTTAGATCAGCCCCCTTGAAACAATTCATGTGAATGTTGATGGGAGAGTTATAGTCTTGACTAAGACCCAAAAAATCCATCATTTTTCCATGACTGTTCAACTCAATAATAGATATTTCTACCACTTTGGAATTGGCACTGGCAGGAACCACAAATTGATCAGGATGTGTAGAACAACGAATGTTGTGTTTTTTGATGAGACCATTACACAACTTGAACTCGGTTTGAATTTTGTCAAAGTTATAGGTGCTTTCAATAGACAAATTGGCGTCAGGAAGAGTTTCCAAAGGCATCAACCCGCTACTAATACGATAGTTCCATTTTTTGGCAGCGCACAATTCTAGGGTTTTACGAACAACATACACGTTTTGAAGTGTACGATCTGCTACAATTGTCTCAGCTTCCTTGCGTTCCAATTTAAGGAACCGAGTTTTTGTCATGGTAGTGGATTTGATTCCTTGCTCTTGGAGAGACAAAGAAATACAACAAAGACTGAGGCGTATATTTTTCATACACCTACTTTACCACACCCACTACCGAAAGTAAAGGGTTTTTTTAATAGTAGACGGTTAGTTCTACTCTCTTCCACTTGGTGCCATCGTGAACGTAAATATAGTTTTCACAGATGATGATTTCACCGTAATATCCAGTCGTAGTTTCGTCCGGTTCACACTTTGCTCGATTGTCAATAATCAAAGTTTCAACTTGCAAGTAATAAACACTCAAGTACGTGAAATTTGGAGTAGGTGTCGGAGTAGGTGTGTTAGTTGGCGTCGGAGTAGGCGGGACAAAATACGTAACCACCGGAGTGAGACATGGTGATGATGGAACAATCTCACAAATCTGACATGAACTTGTATTGGCTCCTCTGTTTTGCCAAGAAGTTCCTGTTTGACTATCCATTTTAACCCATGTGGCGTTTTTGTTTACACCACGATTTAAAATCACTCCATACTTGTTTAGAAGATTGCCTATGCTTGTGCTAGCATAGTTCAATATGGTGAAATTGACATCGCCGGGGTACTTGTATGACAGTACATTTCCACTCTTTTGTAGAATTGTACCTTGTGGTCCCGTGAATATGCCGTTTGGAGAATTGTCAACAGAATTTGGATCGGTAATGGTTTCAGAAACCGTTACCAATCTGTTGACAAACGAATTGATTCTGTTGTATGCGATGAAATCTAACACAGGTATACCCTTCTATATTCAGGGTATAAATATAGGGTCACCGTCCAACTTCGTTAAAAAAGTTGTTTTTAGCATCGGTATATGACATTCCTATCATTTTGTTATAAAAAAGAGTGTCTGTTTTGAGATTTCCTTCTGTTTTTAACTTCAAATATCGATCTTTAGCTTTTGGTTTCCACCAATCAAATATGGCCTTCTTATCATCAACAAACAGTTGCTTCATAACCAACTGATCGTCAGTGATTTTACCACACAAATACTCCTTAGTATTGTTATAGAATGGACTATAGTAAACTCCACGTTCGTATCCATGAACATAGTCTTGAGTTTTGATGTTTAAAGTTTGAAAAATCATAGATATGACTCTCTGTTTTGCACCTGTAACAGGCCCAGATACATTTTCCTTCTGAGTCATCTTCTTATCATACTCCACAGATCGATTTTCCTTAATCCAATCGTGCCATATCTTATATACGGTGTCATCCGGCTTAATTGGTATCTTGCCAGTAGAAGATCCACACTTGTGCCACCACTTCAAACTGTTGTACATACTGTAACTTCCGTACAAACTTGTCGTAGTCATGCCCGCCAATGTCTGGCCATAGAGCTTTTTCCATACATCTCGTACAACAGATGATGTAACCAAACATGCCACCAGCTTGCCACCAAGAAAATTGTATCCAAACGGTTGTGTACTCATAATGCAGCTGCCAATAGCACTATGAACCAACTTTTTATCTATCAGTTTGTTCTCCGAAGTCCACCCAATGTACTTGTCTCTAGTAGTAATGGTGATTACGTCACTCGAAACAGATGTAGCACCAAGATACCGAGGGTTATCTTCGTTGCCATCGGTGATCAAGAACTTCAAAAACCTACCAGGCGTCTGACTGAACTCCATTGTGTGACAAAATACCCGAACCATCAACCACGCAAACTCCTGAGCCTCAGTTTCTACGTGGACGATAGTAGGATTCAGTTCGTCCAACTCCTTTAGAGTCAATTCTTCGTTGTTAATGTCGGTAGGCGCCCAAATCTTAGCTTTGATCAACGCACTTTTTGATATAGATGGTCGATATTCCTGAACTTCTTCGTATTTTTTGTAAAACGTGGCTTCTTCAACGGTCATAGCCTTGAGAAAGTCGATATTTTTGACAAACTTCTTCTTCTCAAGTTCAAAATCAAACTCGTCAATATTAAAAAATTCGTGTGCGGCGCTCATTAGGTTTTATTCTCAGGTTTGTATAAGGTGAAGTTCTTTGTTAGATACTTCTTAAAGACAATTTCAAATACAGATCCATCTTTTGCCAACTTAACATCCTTCAACTCATAGTACATGATTACACAGTCACTTGGAAGTTCTTTGATTTTATTTTTAACAGTGCGTTCATCTCCTATAGAAAGAATTGACTTTGGATCAGAAAAATCTTTTCCGTTTGCCGCATCATATAGTACGTATGCCGCTCCTTTACACAATTGGATGTAGTGATAGTTTTTCATATAGTGACTTTGAGTTTATATTTAGAATACTCTTTGTCATTATACATAGACCGGCCAAACTCGTTTTCGATATTTTTACGCAAAGAATAGGTGTTGTATATAACAATATTATTTGTTTTACACAACACCTTTTTCTTCGTATCTAAACAAGTTATGCGTTGACTGTCGAATGACTGGTCTCGACCGCCGGCATAGTTTCAACCGCCTCAGTGGTATCAACAGAGATATTGGTGTCGGACACATTGGTATCGGATGCCTTGATATCCATGACTGGAACCACATTGATAATGGATTCATCAAGAAAAACTCCGGCGTTCTTGGCGGAGGTAATCGTCTCAGCGGAAACAGGAGCAGTAGAAAACACCAACTTGGGACGACCCTTTGAACCCTTTAGAGTTCCTAGAGTAGCGAGTGCCTTCTCCTTAAGGGCGTTACCAACTCGGACGCGAAGAGTAATCTTCACAAAATCAGAGTTATCGGCCAATAGGGAGTCCACGGTAAACCAACCCTTAGGCCAGTTGACGACGAGGTTTGTCTTGTTCTTACGGTTTGTCTTTTTCATGTTTTATTCCTTTTATTTTATTGTTGTTAATTTACTCTCAAACTTATTCTATACTATTGTACAAAGTATGTCAACTAGATTTTGTTTTCTTTTTCAAGAAACATTTGATTCATGGTTCTGGCAATTCCAATAATATTGGTGACATCAACAAAAGATGCGTCCTGTCCATACATCGTCTTGAAACAACGTTCACTGGTTCCATTGAACACACCATATTGCTGAGACCCACGACTATATTCTCGAATGAAATACGCCAACACTTTATATCCCTTGCTTCGGATATTATTCACCTGACGACGAGTATGAAGACTGCCAGTATTTGAGTCGTATAAGAACGAAGACGCTCCGGAATGATAACAATATGCTGGTTCTCCATCAGAGAAATTGAGGAAGTAATAATCCTCGTCATTAGATGACTCTCCAAGAGAATCCATGATTGCTTCATAACAAAGACCCTCAGGCGTGCTTCCCTCGGCTGATAGGTACGGAAACATTGTTCGAACCTTTGTGAATGAATCCTTAGCAGAGTCATACACAATCGCGACATATGGCAGATTGTTTGAACTGTTGTTTGAAGTGGACCGTAGACTCACAGATACCCTGAGATTGTTGATCATAGAGGCTGCCTTACAAATGGCGGTGACGACGGTAAGAGTGTTAATCCACTTTTCACCGCACATACTAGAACTTGCGTCAACTGAAATGTGAATCACAGCAGACTTGAACTTATCAACATCCAAACGATAAAACACATTTTCGTTATCGAAGCCAAGTTCAGAAAGAACTCGACGATCAATACGGCCAGTTGACTTTCTCATATATTTGGTAGTATTGATTTCACTACGAACCTTGAGTTTACGGCCAAGCACGGTTCCCAATTGAATTCCTCTATTTACGGCATTCAAATGTGCAGTCAATGGCATCTGTTTGCGATCCATTGCCTTACATGGAAATTGATTGGAAAACAACAGTTCTTTTGTAAGGTTCTTGACGAATACACAATCAACGCCAGTTGTAAGAGGAAGGCCATCGGAAATTACCGTCCCTACATTCACAATAGTAACACCAGCGTTATCAAGCTGAGTCAAAGCGGTTCTTTGCTTTCCAGAGACCTTCTTCTTCTTAATTTGACCCGAGACAAAAACCTTCTGCTTCTTGAGTACGCGATAAATATCCTCTCGTTTCTTTTTTGAAACGGTGCTATCAGCATTCTCGTCTCCTTCAGGTTCTTTGTCTTTCGGCTTTTCTACACTGGCATTTCCTCCACCAAGTATATCGTCCGCATCATCCGATTCGTCTTGTGTGTTTGTTTCGCCAGAGTCATCCGTATTATCTTTTTGAGAGACAATCGTGATGCCAGAGGAACCGGATGAAGATCCACTTTGATTGGACGACCCGGAAACCACACTATCATCATCTTCTTGATTGCCTACATGAGAGTAAACAATAGAAGCAACCTCAACTGCAACCTCGTATCGATCATCAGTCTTTTTCAGCCGAGAGATATTCTTGATATCAATGAGTTTCGCGATGTCACGAAGACCAGGCAAAGCATCCAAATCAGTGGACTGATTGGTAAGATTGATGATTCGAGATTCGTATGCAGCAATCGTTGGTTTACGATACATGTCTGATTTCAGCATCAGAGATATTTTTTCACTGTGGAAATACTTTTCGTAGAGCGACTTGTAGTATCCACGATATCCCGGCGCCGTTGTGTACACGTAGTTGTCAATGAATCGGTCCTCAACATAGTTGAACATGTTTTTGACAAACTCAGCCACCTCTAGTTTGGAAAATCCTTTGGGACCAGCAACATTATACATCTCCCGAGGAATGTTTTGCCATATTGTCTTCAACACGTTAAAATCAGTTAAAACGACATGCGATCCTTCGTGAAGCGCCAATCCTACAGCGGGATCAAAATCCTTGTTTTCAACAATGTCAGATGAAAGAAAAACGGTGGACCCATCAGTCATGTTATCATTTGAATCATTGAACACCACAGGAATTGTCTTACCCGTCAAAATATTGACAAAGTTAGACACCGCTCTGCGTGCCATACTCATTTTGACCAATTGTTGTGTGTCGTCCGAAGAGTCAAAATCGACTTCGAATTCGTCCAACCAAAAATCAGAGTGAGTGTTATGTGGGGTTTTTGAACTCATGCTGTAAGAATACATTGATCCTATACAAAAGTCAACCTATTTTTTAAAAGGGAGGTTGTCCACTGTTGAGCGGATCGTTCATCAAAAGATCGGACGTAGATTCAGAGGGAATATACTTCTGTACCACCTGTTTTACGTAGGTGCGTTCACTCTCCAATCCACCATCACTCGGAAACTCTGGATAAATGGCAACTTCAGCAATATCAGCCAAAGAAAAGCCATCATTGATCAGTTCGGTCATTTCGCCGACACTTCGAGTAGATAAAAAGTTGGTCAATTTTCCATCATCCAACCTAACCTGTAGACGCGTATGAGCAGCGATATCACAGATAGCCGATAGTGTGTTGAAATGAGTAGTATCAACATTGTACTTCTTGACCATGAGGTCGAATTCTTGTGGTTTGGTGAGGAAGTCCATTTCGATCTTCACAGGAAACCGATTCATAAGGGCAAGATCCATTACTCGGGTAGCGGTATATGCGTTACCAATGTTAGCAGTGGCAACAAAAGTTACACCTTTTGCAACGTTAACCACAGCAGAATCACGCTTTTCATCGAGTCGAATGTATCGTTGAAGAGGATCCAGAACCGTCATGAGGATATTCCACGCGTCATGATGAGCACGGCTGATTTCATCAAGCAAAATGACACAGCCTGGCGTTTTGATGGCGTGAATAAACGTAGACTCATTGAAAACGGTGCCGGTTTCCTTGTCGAAGTGGGTGTTTCCAATCAAAGAACTACGGGCGTCTTGAGTAGATCCCATGTTGAAGTAAAAATACTCCTTCTTGAGGGATTCAGCAAGAGACTGAGCCACCAAGGTTTTTCCACATCCCGTAGGTCCAATCATAAGGATGTTTTTGCCGTACAGAGAAGATCGAACTAAATACTTCCACTTCATGTCTGAAATGATCAAGTTGTTGGGTCTAAGGGACATAGAACTATCAAGGATAGTGGCGATAGATGATTTGTTTTTTGTACTCATGTTGAACTTACTATACCTCGGCGATAGATAAAGTCAACAAAAAACCGTCAGTCTTTTGAACTGACGGTTTGTCCCACTATGTTCTCCTTGGCTTTATCTCCACCCACGATGAAAATGGTGTGGATGATTGAAAAATACAGGTGATGGCTGATAATAAACCACGGGCGCTGGCTGATAATAAACCACGGGCGCTGGCTGATAATAAACCACGGGCGCTGGCTGATAATAAACCACGGGAACCGGTTGCACATAAACCACCGTAGGCGGCGATGCAACCACTACAGGAACAGGTGTGACTACGGGTTGATACACAACGACTGGCTGAGCATAAACAACCACTGGTTGAGGGGGAGTGACGATTCGGTCAATCACCCGGATTACAGCTACGCCTGTAAGAACTTTACCAACCGTTGCCCACTCTCTATCGCCAGCAAAGGTTGAAGATGTGAGAGTTAGAGCTGCCAACAACACTGGCACGAAATTTTTTCCATTAAACAACATATTTTTCCTTTCCCATTTAGACGATACCACATTGGTGTGTATTCAGTCAACCTTATTTGAACTTAACCGTCAACTCGTCATCTGATTGTTTAGGATACTTGTACTTTGCCTTTTCACCCTTGATAGAGTGATCAGATTGTCGCTGAACCTTTTTGAAGTTAACGTCTTGCATTGGTTGATCTGGCAAATCTTCGGTCTTCTCAACAGCATCTTCTACCTTTGAGTCGGTTTCTTGAGGCCCGTCACCTTGATTTTTCTTCTTTTCCTTGTCCGCGCTGTTTTCGGCAGCCTTATTGTAAGCCTTACCTACGTAATTTGCGTCTTCATTGCCAAGATACTGCTTCATGAACTCAACTACGTCTTCATATGAAAGTCCGATCTTCTTGGTTCTATCGGTGTTATCCTTGTATGCAAGCACTTCAAAATTATTGTTCCAACGTGGACGAACAAAAACGTGATGTGGTTCACATCCGCACATTTCAAAATTTCCAGCGTCGTTCTTGGATACACCGTAACTCTTGTTGATCTTTTTGACCTCTTTGTCGAGTTCTTCGCAAATTTCAACGCATGTCTTCTCAAACTCCTTTTTGCGTTTTTCAAGTACCTCAGACACAACCTTCTTCAAGACGTTCTTGACCTTTTGACGTTCATCAAGACGGTTCTTTTGAGATTCAGCTCTTTCAGAGAGCACAGATTGAAGTTGTTCTTTAACCAATTTACGTAGATCGTCTATTTTCATATGATATCTATAAATATGCGGTCGTCCAATATAACGACAAAAAAAGAACACCCAGTTAAGAGTGTTCTTTTCTATAAATTATTTGTTAGTTTACGTACTTGGAGTTCCGGTTGGCTTTGGGGTCGAAGTTGGCTTTGGGGTCGAAGTTGGCTTTGGCGTCGAAGTTGGCTTTGGGGTCGAAGTTGGCTTTGGCGTCGAAGTTGGCTTTGGGGTCGAAGTTGGCTTTGGCGTCGAAGTTGGGGTAACCGTTGGCTTTGGCGTTGAGGTTGGCTTTGAAGTTGAAGTTGGGGTAGGTGTTGGTGTAGGCATATGTTTGTTTTACTTTCTGTGTTTCCACATATATAGTGTCAGATCAAGAAAAAAACTCATCATCTATTTTATTATTTTCTACGACGATTTCCTGAATATCATCAATGTATTGATTATCAACGGGATAATGTTGAAATGGATGTTTTATGGACGATAACAATTTTTTATTCTCTATCTTCGTACCGATAAACTTGACGTATCTGTGTTTGGTTGACTCTTTCTTGTACCAAAACGTCTTGCCTATCGATTTTTTAAGGTGGTCTAGGTTCACACTGCCCCATCTATCAGATACGCTTCTTGAATGAATCCACTCATAGTTTGGTGGACCCACCAAGGACAAACTGTAATTTGGCATCAATTTGAAGCTACTGTTACCCTGATATCCAAATCCCAGAGCCTGATATATGGTTCCTTTATGGTTTTGTTCTCCGTCAGCATACGATATGATAGACTTGATTTGTGGAAAATCCTTGTTCAACATTCTAAATGACTCGGCTACACTGTAACTCTCAATGTTTTTCCCGTATCCATCTGCGATCCACAATCTCGTCAACTCAAATACTTTATCAATTGTAAGTTTGTCGGATATTGATGCTGCTGCACATCTTCCTACTGGTTGAGCATAACAAATACACCCAATCAGTTTTGAATCATATCCACCAAAAAAGGTACTTTCACCATATTCTTTGTAATACACTCCATACGCAACTTGGCACAAAGTCCATTTATGTGTATAATGATTCTTGACAATCATTTCTTTTGCTGCCTTTTTGTTTAAAGGCAACAAATATACCAACGATGTATCACAATACTTTGTTTCTCTCATATAACTTGATATAGTACACCGTTAAAGTATTAATGGTTATGGCGAGAATACTATTGACAATTGTCCATATGTTTCCCAGGTAATCGTAATAATAAAACAAAACCACAACCTGCCCCATATTGTTTATCAAATATGATGGTATGCTTAAAGATTTACCGTCTTTGGTCTTTATTAATTTTATAAATTGAAAAACCGGCCCTATTGTAAATAGGGCCGTAAAGATAAATCCAAACAGATGTTTGTATGTAATATCCACAACTATAACAACTATAGTTTGAATCCGTCGAATGCGCCTTCGCTTATCGTGTTATCAACTCCCTTTACGTAACTGCTTAGTTCAGTTTCTTGAGGAGCGACTTGTAATTTTTTACTATCATAATAACTATCCAACCATCCAGATAACGGATTTACCTTTGCGTCAGGATAAAGCTTCTTGTATCCCAAACTCGTCAATCGGTTGTTTGCCAACCACTCAATGTAGTTTTTAAGACTATCGGAAGTCAATCCAACGAGATTGCCTTTACTAAACAGATAATCCGCCCAATCTTTTTCTGCTTCAACAGCGATTCTGTACGCCTCATATACCTTCTCTTCGTTTTTCTTGACAATCTCTTGAAACCCTTCCTCTGGATTGTTAATCCAATTCTTCATTATGTTTTGAGTTATAGCAACATGAAGATTTTCATCTCGACTAATGAACTTGATGATTTTGCTGTTGCCTTCCATCTTTCCACGATATCCAAAATAGAAACTACAAGCAAATGAAACATAGAAAATAAGACCCTCGGTGATTTGAGTTGCCAAAACAGCATCAAACAACTGTTCTTTTGGATCTTTGTCGCCGCTATATCCAAGAAGTTTGTCATACTTTTCACTGATAGCCTTGGCTCTCTTGACAATCTCCTTATCCTCCAAAATGCTATTAAAGAACTTGGTTGCATCAGGATATACATTTTGAAGAATGTAGGTATAACTGTTGCTGTGAATGGTTTCAAAAAAGCTCCATGTATTCATACAGATCTCCAATTCTGGATTGGTAACGTACTTCATTAGTTCATGGATACTACGGCTCAACATACTATCGACTGTAGTCTGAAACTTCAGATTACTATCAAATACAAACCTTTCTTCGTCTGATAGGTTCTTGTAGTCGCTGATGTCTTTTACTAAAGACACTTCCTGTGGTCTCCAGAAAAAATTCAATTGTTGATCATACAAATCATAAAACTTTTGATACTTGATTTGATCGTATCTCTGTAGAGAAAGATCGTCTCCAAAAAACATTGGATTTCTTAACTGATCTATATTTGTTTTGTTTAATACTGTTTTCATATTATAGTCTTTCTTATAACGCACAAGCACCACTTGCACATCCGGTTTCTTCTATAACACGACTTGAACTTACATTTTTCGATGCATCATTATCCATAGCCGTCTGTTTATCACCATCATCGGTATTAGCATAATACAAATTCTTCAATCCGTATTTGTATGCCAATAGAATATCCTTAATCACGACTTCTACAGGAACTCTATTCTTTTCGTATCGTGAAGGAATATAATAGGTGTTGACACTAATACTCATATCTGTGAACTTTTGAATTGCAGCTGCTACCTTTAAATATCCTTCATTACTTGGCATATCAAAAGCAAAAGTATAATTTTCCTTGTACTTGTCAATTCCAGGCACCACCACCGGTAGAATATTTGACTTACTTCCTTTGAAACTAATCAAACTTCTAGGAGGTTCAATTCCGTTGGTACTACTTTGAATGACACTGCTTGACTCTACAGGCATACAAGCTGTCAATGTACTGTGTCTCATACCATATGTCAAGATATCTTTTCTAAGAGACTCCCAGTCCATATGAAGAGGTTCAGTAACAAATTCATCAACGTCTCGTTTGTATGTATCAATTGGAAGAATTCCCTGACTGAACTTGGTTCTATCAAACTTCTCACACTTGCCTATTTCCTTTGCCATCTCCACACTTGCTTTTATCAAATAATAACTTGACTTTTCCATCCAAGCGGCGACGAAATTTGGTGCAGCAGGATCCCAATATTTCAGACCGTTCTTAGCAAGAAGAGCAGCGAGGTTTGAAACTCCAACTCCTAAACTACGACGTTTCTTGGCAAAGTTTTCAGCGGCTGGAACAAAGTAGTTTTGATGTTCAATTAGTGAATCCAACATTCTCACAATGATGTCACAGACGTTTTCCATTTCGTTGTCATCCTTGATCTCCAACCAATTCAAGGCAGCCAAAATACATACTCCAATTTCTCCGTCTTTATCATTGACATCATAGATTGGAATCAATGGGTGGTTGACTTCAAGACAAAGATTGCTTGTATCGACCTGATCCAACCAACTACCGTGTTCATTTGCGTGATCGACAAACATCGTATAAATACGACCCGTCTCAAGTCGTTCCTTAGCAAGAAGTCCCATCAATTCACGAGCAGGAACCTTCTTCTTGAACTTGATGTTCTTATTAGCCTCAGCCGCTTCATACTTCTCCTTGAAACCCGGAAGACCAAAACTGTTCCACAGAGATATACACTCATGAGAACTGAACAGTGTTACATCTTTGTTTTGTAGGAACCGTTCAAAAATTAATTTGTCCATTCCAATACAATAGTCCAACTTACGAACACGGTTGTCATCCGTTCCTGCGTTGTTCTTCAACACAAGAATGTCCATGATATCATAATGGAACCAAGCAAAGTTAACGGTAGCACTTCCACCACGAATACCGTTTTGATGACAACTCTTAACGGTGGACTCAAACGCCTTACTAAAAGGAATTGGTCCCGTGTGAATTACTTCACCATTACGAATTGGAGCGTTTGTAGCACGAAGACGACTCAAGTTCAGCCCGATACCATAACGACTTGCTGTAGCAAATCCAACCGCACTATTGTTAGAAAATATACTACGAAGATCATCATCAACTGTGAACAAAGAACAACTAGCGTAACTCTTCATTACCGATCTAACTCCTGCCATAATTGGAGTAGGAAGATTGATTTTATGTTTGCTAAAGTAGTTGTAAGCCTTCTTTACGTAATCAAGACGATTCTCCTTGTAGTCTTTGAAGAAGGTCATGGCAATCAACATGTAAGCAAACTGAGGCGTTTCATATAGTTCCTTGGTACTACGATTTTGAATCAGATACTTGTCACAAAGCTGTTTGATTCCTGCATAAGTGAAATCAAAGTCTCGGTCATGTTTGAGATATTCATCGATCTTATTGAAGTCGTTCTTTGTATACCACTCCAAAATTTCTCCGTCGTATACAAGAGCATCAATATTTTTCTTTACAAGATCATATAGCTTTGGGGCGTTCTTTCCTCCCCATACCTTTTTTCTAAGTTGATAGTTCAACAATCGAGAGGCGACATATTGATAGTTTGGCTTATCCTCACTAATTAGATTTGAAGCTGCTTCAATAAGCATGCTGTGAATGTCATTTGAGGTCATTCCATCGAAGAATGACAGATGTGCATTCATTGCAACTTCTTCGAATCCAACGCCCTTGATGTTTTCTGTTGCCCACTGAATGATTTTGTTGATTTTGTCCGCGTTAAACGTCTCAAGCTTTCCACTGCGCTTTTTGATAAAAATTTCTTTGGTCATAGACTGAAAATTGTGTGCATCATAAGTATTACTGTTATGTCAAGGTTTATAAAAAAAATGTTCTTAAATTTCACAAACCGATGACGCTTTTTACTTCAATGTTGATATAGAGATCACTCTGCATCTTCAGCATTGATGTGGGCATTCCACTTGGAAGCCAGTGCTTTCTTAACAACGTTGTCGCTGTTACCCATTTCATTCATGACGTTCATACCGTCCTTGGATTGTTCAGAGAAAATCTGAATATCACCACAACCTGCATTCATTCGACTTGGAAAAGTCAAACCATCAGGACCAAACCGATTTTTGATAACATGAAATCTAGCGGTATTTGCTACTTTATCGGTAACTTTACGAGATAGACTAAGAACAAAATCCGCCGTCATGATCTTTCTATAAGAATCGGAAATGTTATTTGCCTGAATAATATCGTCATCCATGGCAGCTCGATTACTCTGTGATGCGGTCCAAATTGGAATTTGAAGTTCTCCTGCAACTCCACGTAACTCTTCATAAATACCTCCAGCCTCACTATAACTGTTACTGTTCTTCTCACTATGTGACGGTCGAAGAATATCAGCATAGTCAACAATAACCATATCAACCTTTGTTCCCAACATTTGAACCCGTTCAATGTGAAGTTTAAGATTATGGGCGCTGACCGTTTTGATTGGGTAATACTTGATGATCAACTTGCCAGGAACCTCAGCGATCTTTTTACGAACCGCATCGACATTATTACGAACATTTTGGAAATCGATTCCCGTAAAACAAGCATCGTAACGAAGTCCAACGTAGTTTTGGTTCAGCTCCAATGTGTAATGAACCACGTTCTTTCCTTGTTTCATCGTCTCAGCACCAAGCTTGGCCAAAACCCAACTCTTACCACTACCGGCACATGCAGTAATGATTCCCAATTCACCGGCAGCAAGACCACCATCCATGATTGTGTCAATTTCAGTCCAATTTGTTTTGACTGTGTTTCGAGCCATGAGACTCATACGTTCATCGACATCTGTCATGTAATCATGACCAATATTTCTCTCCATTCCAGCCTTCATTGCTGAATCAACAACGTGTTTGATTTGTTCGTACTTACCGACCTTCAACAAATCAATACTTTCAATGATAGCATTTTTTAGCTTCTGATTCTTACAGAATTCAAGAAACTGCTCTTTTACAAACTGCAAATCACTATCGGTTATCTTCTGATATACGTTCCTTAACTGATCCACTACGCTTTTCTTCAACAGCTCGTTTTCCAAAGAATCTACCTTGACTTTGAATACACTGATTGTTGGTAGGTTTTTATACTCAAGAAAATATGATACCGTTTCCTTAACAATCCATTGATGTGCATCAGATTCAAATGATGTTGGATCGATGATATCTGATAGTCTTTCTAGAAACGTTTTATCGCTCAAGATACCCGATATGCATTTAACTTGGAATTCAGATCCAAATTTCTTCAAATTGTTAATTACGTGATTTTCTGTATTATTCATATATTCTCTCCCTCAGTGTACACTACGCCTGTCGTAGTGTATATTTGTTTTAGTCTAAATTATCTCACAAACGTCTCTAGCTTTCCAAATGACTCGTTCAACCACACCTGATAATTGGGAATATTATTCCACATCTTGTCTTCGGTGATCAATTTGGAAAAACTAAACCGATCCAGCTTCTTTACTGGCACATCCAGTATCTCATTTATACGAAGTTGTGAGAATGATTGAATCTCCGTATCTTTCAACTGCATAAGTGTATAATTGCGTTCAACGATATTTTTGTTCTCCAAAATATTTCGGTAAAGCTTATACTTGCTTTGGTTGTTTTCACAGTGAGTATAAATTTCATCCAACTCAATACGTCTGTCTTCGGCGAAAAATGGAAAACACTTTATGATGGTTTTCAATCCAGCGCCGGTTATTCCGTCAATGTTATCCGATTCGTCTCCTTCTAAGACCCGATACCAAATGAAATTCTTGCACCCAATTCCATACTCGTTCAATACTTCGGCACACCCATACAACTTTTTCTTGGTTGGACTCCAAATCTTGATTTGGCTGCTTGCCAATTGTAGGAAATCTTTATCGGCACTCATAATGGTGACGTTGGAGTCCTTATAGTATTGTTGAGCAATATACGCAATAGAGTCGTCAGCCTCTATATGGTCAATTGCCATCGTTGATGTTGGCAAGCAATCAAGATAGTGGATAGACCTCATAAGCTGTGCCTTGAGGTTTTTCTGCTCCAAATCAGCCGTGGATATATCTGTGTATGCTCTATTAAGACGGATTTTCGTTTTTCTTCTATCCTTGTATTGAGGATAAATCTTTCGACGTTTCATACTACCGCCGTTTCCATCAAATACAATAACACATCTGGTAGGACTCAATAGTTTAATGGCGTATCCAATGCTTTTAAGAAACCCGGCGATGCCCCCCGTGTGAAGTCCATCTTCATTCATGGAAGGCATCACCGAATATGCGCGAATAAAAGTATTTAACCCATCGACTAAAAGAACTTCCGAATTTTGAGTTCGATTGCCAATTTTCCCTTTATCTTCATTTGACATGTTTTCAAAGAGAGAAAATAGTCTCTTTTTTTCATTTGGGTCAATACTGTTCATAACTTATTCCTCAGTTCCACTGTCACTACCGACATCTGTTCCTTCAACTGAATCATCGACTTCGACATCCTCACGAATTTCGCTGTCTTGCGATTTATACTTCATGGTAGTTACATCGACAATCTTCTGATATAGTTCCTCTCGGAGTTCTGCATCAGCCTTCATGTCCTTGGCGAATGTCTTGGTATCTAATTGTACCTTTTCCCCGTTGTTTTTAACATAGTTGTAAGGTGACTTGGCTCCTGTAATAATCGAATACTTCTTCAAGATTTCGAGCCAGTTTCCATAATTATCAACACCACTATCATAGTAAATGTTGAAGTCAGCATATCTCATTGGCAGACCCATACGGTTCTTTACTACCACAGCACGTGTCTTGACCCCAATATGAACAGGTTCACCGTTTTGTGTAACTTTCAACGCTCCCATTCCCTTCAATCGAAGACGAACAGAAGAATGAAACTGTAGAGCCTTACCACCACTAGTGATATACTTGTCTCCAAACATAGCTGCTTGAAGATTTACACGCAATTGATTGGTGAATACCAAAGCAATACGTTGACGGCCAATCATGTCGTTGATCTTTCTAAGAGCCTTTGAAATGATAATGGCTTTTCCAGTTGCGTAACCATCCTTACCATGATCACTTTCCAACTCAGCTTTAGTTGAGGCAGCAGCAACGCTGTCAACTACGATTGTAACCAAACGGTCTCTGTTGGATTTACGAACGTGTGAAATCAATAGTTCGATCTTCTCAAAGATGTCTTCTACCGTTTGACAGGTAACGTACATCATTTTTGGAACATCAACTCCAATTGCTGTCAAAAACTCATGAGACACAGATTGTTCTGTGTCAATAAACACAGCGACTCCGCCCTTCTTCTGAGTATCAGCAAGCAAATGTGCTGAAAGCAAACTCTTTCCTGATGCTTCCAAACCAGTAATTTCTGTAATACGACCCACCGGAATTCCTGCGTGTGGTCGATTTGATATTGCAAGGTCCAATAAATCTGACCCCGTACTGATCCAATCACTAATGACTGATGGATCTTCTTTTTGATCCAAGAAAAACGCACTCTTTCCTCCATCCTTGTTGGACTTATTCAGTACATCAGCAAGCGAGTCAATTAGTTCGTCTCTCTTCGTATCAACGTCATGGGACACATGAGTTGATGTTGATTTCTTCTTCTTTTTTGTTTCGTTTTCTTCTGCCATAACATTTATAAATGAAAAAAGAGATGATACACCTGTATGCGTACCATCTCTCTTATATTGATTGGTTAACTATTGAACAGGTTATCAAACGCCTTGGTCAAGTCATCAGCATTTGCCTTGGAGGCAGTAGCAGATGGAGACTTAGCGGCTTTTGATGGAGGTGCTTCTGTAGCAATTGCGGCTTCGACTACTGGCTGAGTTGACTCTTCATCAACAACAGAAGTCTTAACAACTTCATCAGCAGGTGCGGTTGGATTCAACCACTCATTCATTGCTCCCTTTAGCTCCTCATATTCCGGCTCTGGAAAGAGATCAAGAATATTGGTCTGATTCTTGATCGCAGCAATCAAGTCAGCCTTAGTTGGATCAACAGCAGGAGTGCTCTTAGGCTTCACTCGAATTGTGGTCTCAGGGAAGTTCTTTCCAGTCTTATCAGCGGTTGTGAATGTGACTGTAATGTCCTTACCGTTGGTCAAATCGGTGATATCGCCGTAGTCAGGATCGGCCATAACCGAAAGAATGTCTTGATAAACCTGCTTTCCGAATCCCCAAAAACGAACGCCTTCTCCTTCTTCACCTCGAACGATGACAGGTACAAAGGTTCGCATCTTTGGTTCCATATCACGGCCACGGCGCCAATCTTCCTTTGAACCGTTCTTCTTGAGTCTATTGCTAAATTCAACAATAGGATCGGGACGATGGAATGTGTCAGGAGAAAGATAAGTCTTGCTTACTGGCTGTCCGTTGCTGTCTTTTCCGCCGATGCCGTAATGGAACTTGAGTTCGATAAACGGATTATCAGGCTGGTACTTGTAGGGAACAATTCTTACAACTTGATCGCCTGGCTTTGGCTTCCAAATGATTTGAGTTTTGTTGCTCGTGTTTGAAAGAGAGTTCAAACGGCTCTTTAGCTTTGATAGATCAATGCCCATAATTTAGTATTCGTTAAGTGTTAATTAGTAATTAGCTATTATATCCTTTTTTACTCAAAAAGGCGTGTAACTTATTACTCACATAACTATACGTTATGAGTGACAAACCGTCAATTTATTATCGTGAAAATCTCAAGCGAAATGATTTTTACGGACACTTCATTTGTGATAATAAGTGAGTTCTTGTAGAAGTCCCAATTAAGCTGAAACGACTTATCAAAAACGCCATTATTTTCCTCTGCAATCAGCTTATTCATAGCATTCAAAGTATACAATGTATTGGTCAACTTTTTTCGATGTATCGAAATCGTATTTGGCAATTTTCTGACTCCTTCACCGGTGATTGTGATGTTATATGTCAAAAACAATTCACTCTTGTTTTTTTCGTTGGAAAAAACAAATATTCTGTTGTTGGACAGAGTGTATATTTTCTTAACGGTATCCGATACTATTTGGTAGTCGGATGAGGTTGAGAAAGTGCAAAGAAGTTGAGTGTCTTTCATTGACGTGATATTATTTTTTTGTTACCCGACTTTACACAGTGCCACTCATAACCCTTACATTTTGATTCGGAGTCGTACCACTCTCCGTTCTCAGATCTAATCCATCCATACGTTGCTGCTTCTTCCAACGTAAACTCTGCGGTTAGAATTTTATCAACATCCTCTGCATCAGTCTTTTTTTGTTCTGGTGAACGAGTTTGAAGATCATCGATCTTTGGTTGAGGAGGAGCGGACTGAGCCGCAGGAGCCGTAACAGGTTCAATTTGCGCAGGTGTTTGTGTTGCTGGTTCTTGAACGGGATTTTGAGGACTTGGTTCATTGTAATCAATGTTTGATTGTCCCTTTGTAGGATCCTCTTCAAAATGCGTTCCACGACTCAACGAACGTTGTTTATATTCCGGGTTTGGAAATGTAACTAAAATACCATGGGCATTATATGCTTGTCTTTCTGGGTATTTACCTTCAGTAACCTTATTTGCTAACTCAATAACTTCGCTTTTTGGAATTCCCATTTCTACAAGTTTTTCTCGTAGAACGTCCATGTGGTCATTGTTAAATATATCAAATGTACCATCCTCAACTCGGTTGTCTAAACAGATTTCAGAAAGCAAAAAATCTGAAACGTTTTTGTTAATATTTTTCATTTTAACGTGTAAGGTCTATTGCGTTTGAAGCAATCTTTGCTGCTGGGAGAATTGCTATTCTGGCACGCATGAACATATATCCATCACCGTTATAATCAGTCGTTAAATGTTCAATTGTTCCAGATCTAAAATACATCACTGGCTTGTATTTGGTAAACGGATCCAGAGCATCCTTTGGCAAAGGAAGATTTGGGTTAAATAATACGTGTCCACCCTCTCCTGTTTTCATCAACAACTGAATATTATTTTTTGTAGGAATTATTGACATAAGCAAATCAGTTCTTGATTGCATCAAAATACTACAATTTTTTCGGCCAAGTGGTGTACTCTTATCTAATGTAAAATCTGTACCATAAATAGATTTTCCTGCGATTTCTTTAGTCTTGGGTGATCCATTCAAGAAATCCAAATAACCTTCAAACTTATTCATCATGTAAAGATACTTTCGTCTAGTGGTAGTATCAGTAACAAATCGATAAAACGATTTTTTAAATACACCAATCAAAAGATTATACATTTCACTTTTATCTTTTAATGCTTCAATAACAGAAACGCCGTTGAAATTAACAAGATTACCTTTTTCATCAAATGTTGTAGTCTTAGGATTAATCTCGATTCGCGTTGGATAATTTTTAATGATACCCGAAATCATCTTTCCTTTGATGTCCAACCAAACCTCGTCATTTTTATAAATTAGGTCCAATCCAGCAAATCCACCGTATTGTGGAAAATCAACATTAGACAATTTGCTTGAAGTCATTTCCTTTTTAAAATTACCACCCTTAAATGAAATCCAAAAAACTTCACGTCCACGTTCCAACATGGCAATATCCGCTTTTTCTGATGTACCTAGTTGTAAATGTATAGCCGAATCAACATTTACATTGGTATTAACGTGTTCCCCCCCATCCCATACATTTAAATTGAATATATTCTTTTCTGGATTGTTCTCTTTAAACCATTCGTTAATCTGGTCAGCTTTGATCTTTTCTTGTTCAATGCCACTTGCTTTGACAGTCTTTGATTTCAACAATTGCCCCAATGCCTTATATAACTGTAAATACAACAAAACATATCGCCAACTTTGAGTTCCGATCACTAAATCGTCCGGTACATTAATACGTGAAACCAACGTAGATCCAAATTTGAGTCTTAACTTTGTATTCGAATTTGTAAAAGTTAATTCTTTATCTTCCGGAATTCCATATTCTTTACGTTTTTCTGGATTCGATATTAGTTCAACCATTTCGTCGTATGTTAAACCTTTAGGTACAGCAACATCACCCGGAAAACGTTCCGCTGGTTTGTTATCTTTTAAACTTAAATCGACTTGTTTTAAATCTTCATCGTTGAAGTTATTACGACGACGTATCGGTCCAATCATCTTGTTAAACAATTTAATGTCATCGTCTGTCAAATGCTTTGACAATTCGATCTTTACGTCGGCTTCTATAATAGTCTGAACTGTCGTGGGCGAAAAGTACTCACTATATCCACAGTTTTCAATAGCAGTTAATAACTTGTCAGGATCAACTTTGGAGATTTCAATATCCTCTAATAACAGATAATATTCAAGGAGGATCTCATTTATGATTGTAGTTTTGGTTTTGTTCATATCGACGCAATAACTAATAAATATTGTGTCTGATCTGAAAACCTAACTTTTTCAAAGGTTGATCATTTGCATGTCATCATAATTCTTACCCACATAGCATTTAGTTGGAAATCCAGTGGATTCCATCAACTTCTTAATATCCAAAATAGTGTTCTTTCCATCTTCCTTGTGTACGTCAAACAACATAGAGTCATAAGTATACAACACACACTTTGTATATTTTTTCTCCAGATACCTGTTTAGTTCAACCAAAATCTCCATCGAATATTCGGTTTCTGATGCTTGAAGAATGTAATTAAACAACTTGCTTGGAGTTGCATCCTTCAAATGACGTGGAGAAATTTGACGTTTAAAGATAGGCGTCTCCACATATCCGTGTTCATTAAAATGATTCCACCTATGATTCATGTACTCTATGATCTTCGTAAAATACGGAATATCCTTGTATTCGGATGAAATCGATCCGTATAACTGCTGGAATGTCAACGTCTTGGACCGTTTTACTTGATCTTCGGAAAGATCTTCGGTTTTGAAGTAATATTGTCCCAAATACTTGTACACGTTTGTTTCAGCAGGAAACTCATAGTTGATCAACCTAGCAATGATGTGAGGATGATATGCGCTATAATCAAACATGACCAACATTCCGTCATCGCCGTATCTAGATATAAAACTACTTCTACATTTGTTTTCTTTGTTGAGAGCAGAATAGTTGATTCCTCCAAACCGATTGCTGGGTCTGCCAGTAGAAGTAAGAATGTTGTATTCGGTATATACAGTTTTGTTTGAAACTAGATGTCCTTTATCAGGAAAGTGATCTGTGAACACATCTATATCAACACATATTCCGCTCTTTTCAATCGTCTGAAGAGTTTCTATCACATCCTCGTTGATTCTCTTATATGAATCTTCATTGAATTTGTTGACATAAGATTCAACATCTTTGCATACATCCAAGAACTTAGAAATATGATTGGTGTGTGGAATTATCTTATTGAGTTCAACGTGTGTTTTGTACTTGTTTTTGAAAAATCTATGAGCAGCAGTCTCGTAATCATACTCATCAATTATTTCACCTGTCATCAAAAACATCTTCAAGGACAGATCGAGAAGTCCATCAATGTTAATAAGATGAAGAATCTTCTTTTTGGAGAAACAGTATACGTCGCAAGACAATTCAGAAAAAAATGATTCTACTTGATTACGACTGACATTGTTTGAAAAATCATAACAATCCAACGGAACTGTATAGACCTCGTTCTGTCCGACAATCTTGATTAGAACCATTAACGCTGAAACTGCGGCCGGATGGTGTTCTTCTGACGCAGGAATAACATCGATGATAATATCTTCATCACCTATCTTGTCTAATAGTTCGTGTAAAACCCCAATCATTTACTACAGAATGACGCACTTAAGTCAAACTGTCAACAAATTATACGTATTTGTAACCTGCCAACAAATTATTCAAAAGAGAAGAAATTCCTGGCATTTTCTTTTCGGCATCTTGAATCTGTTTTTTGTTATATTCAGAAACCCCTTCAGTTTTTAAAATGCCATTTTGATATACTGAAGTTGTTGGCCCTGATACCTTCCATTTTACTGAAGTCAAAACGTATATTGAAGAAGAAATAGTTCTATAATTATCAGCGTCAACTTCTGATATATCCTGTAGATTGATCTTCTTGGCAAAGAACCTACGCACGAAAGGCATTTTGTAATCTTCATCTTGCGGTGAAAAAACGTAAGAACGTGGATACTCAGTGGGAGTGACCTGTCCCATCATATTGGTATATTTCTCTAGACTCGTCATACTGTTGGAGGAGCGGTGTTAAGAGACTTAATAGGTCTCAATCCAGCGGTTACGGTTGTTGTCCAATTTCCACCTTGTATAGTGTGTTTAACATCTAATACCTGAAACAAGATATCTTTGTCATATGGAGTCGGTAGATTATCAATTGCAAATATCTGTTGTGTTTTGAATCCTGCAATTCCAAGCAATGTTATTTCCGCCTTAATGCCAGGTTGCAACACGCTATTTACAGATGCGTTCTTTGGATCTTTATCGTTAATAAGCAAAGTAAATAAATCCAACTGTGTCAATGCAAGTTTTCTAATATAAGAAGTGTTGTCGGCATACACCTCGCCATAAATAAACGCCTCCGCCTTATTGTCTTTCTCTTTTTCCAAAAGTTCCGATTTCTTTCCATCTTCTCTTTTTCTATCTTCAGGATTTTGTTTATTTTTAGTAATGATTTCTGAATCCTTCGGTGTCAAATACGAATCCCCCATAGTCTTCACGTAAAGTCTATCAGTGGGATTAAATCCAAACGCATTCTTGATAGGCACTGTTACCTTATCATCGCTTTTGTAATTCTGAAGAACTGTTTGCGCCACTTTATCACTCAACTTAACTGAGAAATTAAAAGATTGTAGAATATTCTTTACCGCTCTGTTTTTGAATGAATACAAATATGGCGCTTGGTCTGAACTTAATTCTTGTAAACGTTGAACATTTATGGCGTCAGAATCAATGATAGTCAAGAGAGAATTTGATCCTCCATACTGAATCACATTGAATTTCCACATTCCTTTAACACATTCGCTAACCTTGCTCAACACAACGTTCAAAATATCCGTGACCGTTTCAGACTTGTTTACAGCATCAATTACTACATCCTTGTGAATGTACAGATTTTCCAATTTACCCAAATAGTATTCGTACTTGTTGGAAGGAAACTCGGTTTCTGCTTTGGTTTTCTGACCAGAATAATGTCTGAAGAAATTTACGATTTCGTTTAGATCTTGTCGAACGTTTCCATTCATGACAGCTTCTAGTGTTTTGTCTGCTTCGGATTTTGGTTTAGGTGGAGTGACCTTCTCTGAATCCGTTGGATACGAATAGTTTGATGATTTGCCACGAACTTCAACATCGGGTGAAATATTTGGTGCTTGTGAATTTGGTATCAACAATACTTTTGCGTTTGTTGATATCATGTTTTTGTGTCCACCAATCCACGAAGATTTAATGTCAATCTGGTTAAATGTAGCCCCCGTTGTTACAGATTCTAGTCGGGTGAATTTATTGATCAAATCTACAAACAATCCCATCGAAATCCAAAAATGTTTCGTAGCAGAGTTATCGAAACTATATGATGTAGAGGACGAAATTTTATCACGTGGATCTTTACCACCACCTACGTTTCTAGGTATGAAAACTCGGGTTTCTGGCTCTGGCCACCCTTCAATCCCAAACAAACTTTTTTTAGTATCCAATCCATCAAAAATTGCTGTCGGAAGATTTGCAAACTTTTCATTAATATATGTCTTTAAATCTTGAACGGGCTCTGTCTTTTTGTTTCCCTTATCATCTGCCTTTGAGGCTGACGCCAATGCTGTAGACTTTGTTACCGTTCCACTATAAATTGATGCATTACTACTAACTACAGTGGTACAATCATATGATCCATCAGCCTGTATAGAATATTCAAACGATGTAATAATACCACACGTTAGTTCATACATGCCGCGACCCTTTTCAATTTGTTCTTCTTGTTTCCACGGATCGGTGTACATCCCAAGCAACCCCGATCCTTCCAACGATCTTGGATCTTCAGGATTTGCTGTTTTTCTAGCGGGAGCATCAGTAGAAAGTTGATACAGTGATGGCGTTCCAATATCAGTCAAATTCAACAAACAAGATGGATTAAAATGGTTCCATCCCCATTCAATGAATGTGCTTACTCCAGGCGTCATGAAATATGGAGTAAGATAGTTCAAATGATCCTTAGAATGACACTTCCATTTAATTGTAACCGTTCTATACGATGCTGGTATGTTTCCTTTTAACGCAACATCAATACTCATGATTCCCGGCGGAGGAGAATGCTTACTTATGGATCCGCCAGTACTTGAATACTCTCCAACTATCTTGTGTTCTTCGCCCGAAGGAGTGTATCCTAAAACTGTTTGTGTCTTGGCTTTAGTTATAGGATCAAATCCATAGTCGTTGTAAAATCCATTAACGCCATGCATTATAAATCCCTCTTTGACTCCGTATTTTGGATCTCCAATACCATTGGAACACACTCGAACCCAACAACGCATTGGTCCTTTGTATGTGTTCCATGTACCGTCAGTGTCCCATCCAGCTTGTTGTGAATCTATGAAATTGAACCCCACATCTCTTTCACGACGTTCAAGTTCTTTTCGTACAAACAATCCGATTGGTTGAATCTCAAATGGTGCTTTAATCGACATAACGTATTACTTATTGTATGAGTTATAAGTATTAATGATAGTATTTACATTGCCGGGAACTCTCAATTGTGTTCCTGCTTCCACCGACATTTTGCCTTTTCCAATTCCATTTGCTTGTGCCAATATCCACCATAACGATGGGTTCTTGTAATACTTAAACGCAAGATTATCCAAATAATCCGTTTCATTGGTAATAACGTATGCGTCATCGTTACTAAACGGTATAGGAGGATAAATTCGAGATCCAAAATATCTCTTGCCGTCCCATCTCTTCTTGATGTTAACAGTTGTGTCGTATCTCATATATCAATAATTATTCAAACGATTTAATCGGCACCAACAAATTTGTAGAGAATGGGTTGTTGCCTCCAGCAATCACAGCAACATTATTGATGTCTCTTGGAGCATGTCCAAAATTCGCAGCTCCCGTTACTGCTCTTTCTTTTTGTAGAACTGCAAGATCTAGTGATACTTCAACTTCTCTTGGAAACTGAGCAAACTTACCTTGTGATCCGGTCCAAGTAATTATGTTGTTCAAATATGACCAATCTTCTCCATGCGTCTCATTCAATGTTTCCCACGATGTTCCGTCGGGAATATTTAATCCCACTCTGTTTATGAGAATCGGTTGTTCCTTGTACATATCGCCAATCGTCAACAAAACGAATGGAGGAACAATAAATTGGTTTTGACTGATATTGTCCTGACTTGATGCTTGAGTGTAATTTGCAGGCATAGTCAACCCACACAAATAGTTCACTCGTTTCCACATCGGAAGAAGTTCTTTAATACTGTTTGCAATAACTTTGAAACTAAAACTCAATGTTCTTCCAAATCCTTTGTAGGTGTAGAGTTTGTCAGGACGACCAATATACTCATATCCCGTCCACTCAGCTTGGAAACTGTCGTTGATACCGGTTATGGATGCTCTGAATGGTATATGTTTTTCATTTACCATATCATAGAAATAAAACGCAATCAAATCATCAGCATATGGATCGTATATTTTCCAATCATCCACATCTGTTTCGTCTGTAATGTTTTTATCCTTATCTAAAATGGTCAATTTATTGATCTCGTCGCCCATATGAGATCCCGCAAATTTCTTGTGGTTTTTGCTTCTCTTTCCGCCTCTATCAAGACCGTCAAGAAGTTGTTTATTAAAAAAATAGTCGTCTTCGTAGACTGGATGTCCCTTAGAAATCAAGTCAATACCAAACTTGGTTGCATCTGGACTTGAAAATACTTTGGTATCGGCATTTGCAAATTCCACCGAATATCCACTGTTCTTGATGTTATTCACCAACAATCTCAACGATTCAACTCGTTCTTTGTTGATACGATCATTAACCTCCAATTGAAGTGTAGCGTTGATTTGATCAACGTCATTGCCTCTGAGATCTGTGGTCTCCGTTGAAATTGATTGGAATTTTCCGTCTTCCATCGTTTGACGAATGTCAGATAAACTTCCATTTGGAGATCCACCATCAATAGCGTCTTTACGAAGTTTAGAATATGTTCCATCGACTTTGTACGCAGATTCACCCACAGCACTACTGCCTCTTGCGGGAATATCCGCAATCGTCTTTACTTTTGAAATATTTGGAGTGTCAGACAACCCCAGATTAGTAAATACTTTCTTTCTGTCATCAACAAGAGATTTTACAATTGGATCATCTTGTTTTTGTTGAAGAGTTGCATTGATTTTATCACCAATGTCATTCATTGATGATGGAACATCTTGAATCTTATCGTCCTCAAGATTTTGCTTGAAGTTGGAAAGATTACCATTTCCTCCGTCGTCTTTTCTTTGTTTAGAATACGTTCTGTCAACCTGATATGCTGCTCTCTTTGGATCTCCGCTTCCCATTCGAGTAGGAATTGAAGTCTGAGTATTGTAAATAAAAATGGTGGGTGTCTCACCAAATCCGTATTTCTTATAGAAATCGCTTTGTGGCTGAACTATGGTCTTGTCGTCCGCGTTGGTCAGATCCACTGGAGGTCCATCCATCTTGGTTGGAAACATCAGTGTTTTTTCAATGTACTTCTTGTAATTAATCAACATGATAGAATACTTGAATACATCATCTGGATGTAAACGTGATGGTATCATACCAACCGACTTTCCATACTTCTCTACATTGTCTATGTCCTTCTCAAATGAAAATCCTGTAGGTGAATTGTTTATAGATGGTCCATCAACAGTTGTGCTGTTGATCTTTTGTTCGGTTCCATCTACATATATCAATTTTCTATCCTGCGGAGCTTCATTCTTCTTTCTGATATTGTATGGTCCTCCCTCAGAAGATCCTGCGATCCAAATTTGAGTGATTGGAATTTCTACGCCTGTAACAGGATTGTGTTTTTTAAACTTGCCACGAAGATCGCCGATCATCATTCCATAGGCACCTTCATCGCCTTTGTATCCTGTACCCTCTGGCTGTTTTACGTTGATCAACGATGGAAATACTGATGCTGCCATCGATCTCAAGAAACTTCCTTTTGATGCGTTACCTCCCCATCTTGATGCAAGTGAAGTGTAACCCGAAGATGCACTCTTGGCTCTCAATAGACCTTTACCACCGCCCGCAGATTGTTTTGACAACGGAGATTCGTCAGAAGTATCGTTTTTTCCGGCACCCACAGTACCCTTTGGTGAACTTGTACTGTTGTCGCCAACAGAGAACCCTACAACACTCGCCAGAGCCCCCAACAATCCTCCGCCTAGGTCAATGTGACGTTTGGGTCTTGGAAGTAGTCCAAGCGATCCCGGACGTGCTGCCCCGACAATAGGCATCAATGGGTTATAAAGTGCAGTTTCGTTGAAAGGTTGAAGGTTTTGTAGTAGAAACTGTTTCAACGAGAAAATGACGCCCGGACCTGAAACTGAAAATTTAGATATACGAATTACGTCTTGAAGAGTAGATCCAATTGGAAATGCTCTGCTATCGTATTTTCTTACAGCATTTAGTCCACCGTTTCCTTCGTTTGGTGTATACCAAACAAATGGCTGACGAGGGCCAAATTTAAGTAAACTATTGGAATATCCTGTTTTAGGGCTAAATCGATCTATAATTGATCGATTGTTAGCGATATAAAGGGATTCTATCTTGCCCGGCTGTGGTGTGTCTGGAAATCCTGCCGGAACCGTATTGATCGGTGGAATTGAGTTTGGTAAATCTACGTTTGCCATATTCTATAATTATGAACTTGCTATAGCAAGTTGTTCACTTCCTTTACGTCCGTCAAGATAAACTCCAATACCGCCATTAGACATCAATGAAATGAGTTCATCCAACTTACTGACAATTTTTTCTTGCGTAACAGGTTGGTCATTGGTTGTTTCTGGTTTAGTATCTTCATTAGTTGTAACTTGATTGATATCTGGCATACCACCAAATATCGTGTTTTCAGCCAACGATAAAAGATTAAGACCATTCAAATTGTCGAGATTTATTTTTGATATATCCTTCAATATGGTCGAAAAAATCAATAACTGTGAATTGTACGTATCCAACTCTGAAAAATTAGAAAATATCATACTAACACTTTCTCCTAACACTCGAATACGGTCAGCTGGCAGTGTTAATGCTAACAACGCAAGCGATAAATCATATAGTTTGGAGACTGGGTTTCCTGTAAATATTCCGGTGACCGAACCAACTACTCCACCTCCCATAGCAGCGCTCATTGCCAACAAAGAAACGGCCAATCCCCCAATTGCTAACGCTGCAAGTCCTATTCCAGGTGCAGCCAACGCAATAGTCATTAATGAGGTAGCAACAGCACCTACCACATTGGGTAATGACGCAAACATGTCACGCATGGTTTCAAGTCCTTTGATTAGAACTCCACCAATAACATCCACCAACCCCAAAAATGTGTCTTTAACAGCGTTTATGGCCGTCATGAAAATTCCACCAAAAACATCAGCCAGTTTCAAAATTATTTCTTTAGCAGCATTTATAACGGTCATATAAATTCCACCCATCACATCGACAAGTTTCAAAATTATTTCTTTTACAGCATTGATGGCGGGTACAAATACAGCAACCAAAAACGGTGCGAGCTTTACTAACATATCTGCGAGAACCTTTATCGCTGGCGTTGCAATTCTTAGTGCTAAGGCTATACCAAGACCGAACGCTATAGCTGCAGCGGTAACCACCAGAAGCCCAGCCGCCACTGTGGGATCAGCAAATACTCTCAATCCCTGACCGATACCTTGTAGAGCCGCTCCTACACCTTTTCCAATTGCCCCCATTGCAGATCCAATACCACTTGCTATTGAACTTATTGCGGATCCTATACCTTTTGCGAGATCAGATACAAATTCACCGATTGCTTTTCCAAGATTTTTAATGACATTTAATATCGATGAGAAAACATCAGCAACTACAGTCTTTAAATTTTTGAAAATATCACCAATTTTACTTGCTCCTCCTACTCCTCCTGTTCCAAAACTTGGAAGTTTGAATTTACCAAAACTTGGAAGTGTGAATACTTTTCCAATCAAAGGTTTTAATGCCATCAAAGCGGTTCTGATACCTGTGAGTGCTTTTGGAAACAAATACATCGATACCATGACTGCGCCAATTGCCGCACCAATACCTTTAAACACAGTCAACAACATTCCCGATTTGTGTTCTGCATCTTCTGTCCACTGAGAAAACTTTTCTATATACTGCACAACCACATCCAATTTACCAGAAGCATAATCCAATAATTCTCCCAATTTCCAATCATCAAATAATTTATAAAGAAGATTGCCAAACAATTTTACCGGTAACAAAATAGCATTAAACCCCACCAACGCTAGCTTAAGGACAGGAACAAGAATTTTTGTTGCAATCATTACCAATGGAGTCAACGCATCCGCAGCACTTTGTTTGAACGCTTTGAATGTATTACTCAATTGACTCATTGTACCTTGCATTTCTGCCTGTTGCAACATTTGTAGACCGGTTTCTTCAGTTTGTTCTTTTAACGCCTTAGTTGCCTTTTCATAGGCCTTTACTTGGTCCGGCTTCAATTTAGACAACTTTTCTTCGTTCTTCATCATCTTACTAAGATCTGCAACACTATAACCCGTTGCCTTAGCCAAAGCTTCTTGTTGGAAGACATTCATTTTGCTGAATTCTCCCATTGAACGAACTTGATTTACCACTTCTTTTTGTGCACCAGCAATATCACCTTGAAAACTCAATTGACGTGCATAATTCAAATTAAGGTTTTTGCCCAATAGAACACTTACTTCCATTTCAGCGTCAACACTTTCTTGGAAATTCAATAGTCCTCTGGCCGAATTTGCTGTTTTTTCAAGATTTACACCCATGCGTTGAGCTTGAATTGCAGCAAGAGTCATCTGACGAACGTTGCCTTTCATCATAGCTAATGTGGTATCAGAAGCATTAGCGACATCATGCATTACTTTGTTAAGAGGAACCCCAGCAGCGGTTGCTGCATTTGCTGCAAGTCCAGCCATTCCACTTGCTTGTTGTTCTGTCAATCCACCAATGCTCTCCATTTTTTGTAAAAATCCCGCCGCATTATCGTCGGTGACTCCTAGATTTGTATTCAACAAAGCAACAGTTTTAATTTGCTCTTTTGAAACATTTTGTATTGAACCAAACTGTTCACCAAGTGCTTTAGCCGCACTGTATGCGCCCTCGATGGATACTCCAAATCCTGCTAACTCTTGGTTTACTTGACGCGCAGCAGTCTCAACATCTTTCATTTGAGTCTTGTTGAGTCCCGTTTCTTTCCTAAAATTCTCAGCTGCTTTATCCAATTCTACAAAACGATCAAACGCATCACCGAATATCGCTAATAGTTTTTGATATCCGCCCTTCAAACCTTCTAGTGTGGCCAAATGTCCTTTAGCAAGATCCAGTTCTTTTTCAAGTTGCGGTTTCTTCTCACGTAACGTCTTTAGTCTATCTTTTTCTATATCACTTAGACTACCACCCAGTTTGTTTTGGTCTTTTCCTTTGGACAACTGATCCTGAAGACTTTTTAGTTTATCTTTGTTACACGCAGTTGTTTTTTTACAAAGCTCTTCCTACTTCTTGATACTTTCTTCAAGTGCTTTGACCGGATTTGCTTTTGCTTCCAAATCTTGCAATTCTTTCAACTGATTCTCAAGATCTTGTACTGATTTAGTTGCATCTTTGATGGGTTTATTAAACACCAGTCCGCCTATGGCAGAATACATTTTCATCAAATCGTCGGCGGTCATTGATGCCGAGTCTGCAAAACTCCTGAGAGTGCGCTTGGGGTTTTCAAAAGCATTTCCCACCGTTATTAATGCTTCTTGAAAATGAGTAAATGAATCTATGGCATCATCAACTGTCTTTTTTGATTTTCTTATTTCATCGCTAGCCGATGACGAAGCATCTTGCATTGAATTGAATGCTTTTGCAAGAATCTTGATTTGATCTGCGGTCAGTTCGTATGCTTTTCCTGTGCTACGAGTTTGATCCGCTGCTTTTTGCAAGATCTTTGCTGCATCTATTGGTAGGTCTGTGTCCGCCATAATACGTTAGTTCTCTATAAATATACAAACAACGTGGTTATGATCGATTTTTAGGGTATTATTTACCACCCTTGCTCTGAGATGATTTTTCTATCTGTTCGTTTTCTTTTTTGCGAACCTCGGCTAATTTACGCAAATAGAATATGCGCAGGTGCGTAGGCAAATTATACGCAATATCCTGATTAAATGCGCCTTCTGAGTAATACGCAAGTTCAAAAACCTGCGTATGTATAGTCAACTTATCTTCCGGCGTCAGGCCAAAAGAACTGGGCCGTCAATGGCACCGAGACCCTTTCTTCGTTTCCACATTCATCACATGAAAAGTCAAAATTCATGTCCAAATCAGGACTGTTTTCTCTCACATATGATCGAAGTGCCAAACTGTCTCTCGATGGAAGTTCCTGTTCAACAAACTTCTTGATGAAGTTTCTATCTGAATTGCCATCGATGGAAACAATCATTACCCTAATACGAGTAGTCATTTCCATACTGGCATTTTTGTTGATTTTTGCAAGTCCCTTCAATTCAGCATCAATTTGAAGTTCATCCTTGTGAGTCAACAACTTGTACTTGATAACTTTCTTCGTATATGGAAGAGTAAACTCAAATTCGTTCTGTCCACGTTCAAACTTGTTGAAGTCAAATGGCTTAGCATTCATTTTGCTAAGATCAATACGTTTCTCGTTTTCCGACTGACACTTTGGACACGTAACCTTAACTGGACCGTATGTATCTCCATAAGCGAGTCGTCTTGCAGCAAAAAACGTTGCATTCTTATCTCCCACCAAAAGGTCATCCAATTTAACAGGAGTGACAATCAACGATTCCAACAACTTATCCAAAACAATACCCTTCTTTAGAAGGTTTGCGTTAGTTAGAATATCTTCCTCCTTCGCAGTCATCATTTTAATTTCTATCTGACCGCCACTTAGTGGATGTCCTTCAGGATAAAAATATCCATCGCTAGGCAAATCAATGGTCTCAGTTGGATATGTTGACGTTTTTACAGCAATAGGATTGGGTTGTGAAAAAGATTGTTGTTTAGCAATCGGCGGTCCGCCTACAATTGTGTTGGGACGGGTAATAGGAATATTTTGATCATCCATAGATATAATAACTTGGTTCACCGAATATATAGTAACCGATATGATTTTTCCAATTTTTTAATTGGAATCTCCGCCCTTTTGAACCGCTTTCGAATTATCGCTTGCAGCAGATACTCCTTCTCTAGCTTTGGCTTCTGCTTCAATGGCAGTGTTTAGTCGTGTATCCAATTCTGTCGTATCGCTCCCACTTCTTTCACCTGCATCAGCCGCCTCTTCAGCTTGTCTTTTTCCCTCAATCGCTTTGTCTAATCTGATCTTAGCTTTGTCCTCTTTTAGTTTTGCAACCTGTATATTCAAGTTTAGAATTTTAGAGTCGATTACCTTGATTAATTTGTCGTACTTGTCTTCTGTTGAAGCTTCATCAATCGACATTTCGTCTACAACTTCATTAATCAACGACAACAAATCATCTTTGGAAATTTTCATATACAATAAATAGATAAGGACAATAAAAAACCCCACCTTTTTACGGGTGGGGTTAAGACCTTTGACCTTTCCAAAAAAATTAAAATTGTAGGATACAGTAGTCCATAGCCAATGTCAACGTAATATTGAGTGGATCTCCACCGTTACTCCAGTCACCACTACCGAACTCTGCATTGGTGATGAAAGCGCCTCTGATCAACCACTCTTCGACTTTATCACCGACCGGGCCAAGAGTGTTCATGGTGCAATCCTTTTTGTAGAAGTCTAAGTAACCATCACGGCCGGTTACAGATTCGTGACTCAAACGAACCCACTCCATTACAGCTTGAGCGCCGGAAGGAACGATTGGATCATACAATTCAAGAGTGATATCACTCCAAGTAGTTTTACCTTTGTAGCTACGTTGGATGTTGATATAGTCAATCGTCTTCTTTTCAGAAGCGAGCTTTGGTCGATCCGCTTTTTTGATAAGGAAGGCAGGTATGCCTTCGACGGAGAAAATGAAACGATTTTGAACTTTTGGTTCAAAAGTTGTGTAAAACATCTCATTTGGATTTAGTAGGTCTGCCATATTAGTTTTTTCCTTCTTAGGTCGTGTATATAAATAGTGTTTGTTTTTTGATTTTTCTAAAAATCTTCACGATTCTTTCATTGTGTGTTGAACATCATACATTTTGCTTATAGAATGTTTCAAAATGTCGATGTAATTGTTGTTCCTCAATAGTTTAAACACAATGTTTTCAGTGCTAAACTCGCCTGCCATATCCAATCCTGTTTGTCTCATATCATACACATCTTTTAATGTAGATTTGATAACATTGATATCTTTGCTCTTGAGAGCGTTTGAAATTTTTGATGCTAAATCATGATACTTTTGTTTAATCAGATTGTCGTCCAACTTAACAATTAACTTATCTGGCTTGACTACCCACTTGTTGTGAAGAAGAGAATAAATTCCCAACGCATGAGTTTTATGGTTTACGTCTTGGATATACATTTCTACGTTGTGATCCTTGATGTGGATATCATGGGCATCGTTCCACTTTGCTTTTAGAGCGTTCGTATAGTTCCCAGCGTCTTCCTTACTCATTTTGAGTTGTGCGAAGTCTATAGAGACATGTACGTCGATATCGCTTGTTGGCGTCCAATTGTAATTAGCGCTGCTTCCGAGTAAAAGTATATCAGAAATAGTTGCAGTAAGCTGAGTTTCTTCATAAAAGTCTTTAGCTATTTGAACCAAGTTTTGGTTAACATCCTGTTTTAGTGTACCGGCATCATTCCAAAGAGCAGGATTAAGAGTATTGTTATAAATTCTATGTTTCATACATTTGACCAACTGTAACCATAACTTTCCTTAGTTTTAGACTCCACACCCAAAATTCTTTTCAAGTCAACAATTGTTTTTACAGCGTTTTTATGTTCAATTGCTACACCGCCAGCAGATCTCCACTGAGAAATATTTTTTGGAAGATCGTCAATCAAAATATGATTTGGGTTGACAGCATACTGACGTTTTGCATCTGAACTATCTACTAAGATTATGTTTTCTTCTTGAGGAACTGGAATGAGTTTAGTTGACAACCAAGTTCTTTTTCCTATATCAGCACTGTTGCTTTTAGATTCTCTAGAACCAGTGCTGCTTAAAATCTTAACAGTATAACCAAGTGAATTTATGAACTTCCAAAGCATATCAGCGTCTGGTTCAATTTTAGGCAATGTTGACCAAAATTCAATTCCTTTATCTGATTGATCACGGATTAAATCCCACATTCCTTGTGGATTACCTTCTTTATCAAATTCAGAGGGAGCTTTGCCATTTGATAACTGCATTATGCCTTTATCAAAATCTGCAAGCACTCCATCCATATCACAATAAATAACGACAGTGTTATCGTTTTCTTTTTCTAGAAGATTATGATCAAATACTTCTGGTAGTGTTGATTTTAAACTTATCATGTCACTATAAATAGAGTCGCAAAAAGATAATAACTTGACAAACGTTTGTAAAAATGATACCCAGTAAGAATATTAAGCGCAACAAGCACTTGAATCAGTACATTGTTCACTGTTTTAAATGTGATAAATGCTTAAATCAAATAATAACCAGGCAGAAAATCAATGTTGTCAGGCAAACCAAGTTTAATGAACTGTTTGTATTCAGCGGAAGATTCTATAGTCCATGAATGTTGTTTTAAATCTGACAGATCGCCATAGTCAGGTCCACCCATTACATGGTCTATATTATTGTCGTCGTATTCCACAAAATCCGACTCTGTGTTTTTCACAACAATAAATATAAAACATCAAGTCGAAAGAGGATTTATTGGTCAATTGACTTCAAAATAATTACCATCTGATACTCATCAACATATTGATCATCTACGTACCTGTCAGATACACCGTCGATCAATGATTGCAAATTCAAATGCGTCCAATCTTCACCCGAAAAACTATTGTTTTTAAGTCCGTTCCCCTGTGCATCAAAATTGTGAATATCATCGATATACAAAATCACGCTTCCCTTATGCAGTTTAGCTATGGTTTCAATTTCAAGGTTCAGTGGATTTTGATTTTGTGGAATAGAAACATCGTTGTTTAGAACTCCCGTGTTCTCGCCAAACCCTTTCCACATACTATTATTCCAATCAGTAGAAGAGTTTCCAGAAAAATGGGCATCAAGCCAAAACAAAGTAGTTCCTGTAAGAGTAGGCAATATAGTCTTCAACACCTCAGCCGAATTTCCGTGAATACATTTAATGTTCAGATGAGGCAAAAGACGTTTCTTTCCTTTTTGAAAAATCTGTTCGTCGAGTTCAATTGTAATTACCTTTTTGTACCTTTTTGATAATTCAATCGTGCCATCGACTTTAAAAGTTCCTGTTTCTACAGCGGTTTCAACCGACTCCAAAAGTTCAGGAGCAACAATTGTTTTCAGAAAATTGTGATCGTATGCAGCATAACAATGATACATAGAAGATATAAAACAAAAACCCCGCCACTAAAAAGGCGGGGTTTTTGATCAATACAGTACTTTAATTTAAAAATTAAGTTAACTTATTCATATTTCAAATGTGTTATCAAATGTTGTAATAGCTTTGTTGTAGGAACGTTTGGTTTCGTCAAGAGCATTATCTGTAAATTGCCAATTCCAAAATAATTCATTTGGCGTTTTGAATCCAAAAAATTGTAATACTTCTTTTTGTGTTTGAGTAACATCTTTTCCATTCCAATTTTGACCAGTAGCAATAAATCCTGAATCTATATCTTTTACTATATTACTTTCACTCAAAGTAGAATGTCGGTTCTCAATCCAAGTCAATCTTTCA